CCATATCACACCTTGACGATATAAATGATTAGTATCAGCTAACCCATCTACTGAAAAAATCACAACAGCGGGCTTTCTAAGTATCCTAGCGAGCATTTGCCACCACTCTCTGTCCCGTGCGCCGCCATTTGTGTTCATAGACAGCCACATTTTTTCGTTGTGATCCCTAAAATATTCAAATATTTTTATTGTATCTTTAGCAATTATTGGATCTCCAAGATTACCGCACATATACATAGCGTCTAATTGTTGTATAAACTCTGGCTCAAATATTTTTTGGCAGTCTTGTAATGTTAGTTCATCTAGATTTATATGTGGATTAATATCACCCCCATTTTGGTTCCTATCGCACATTGGACAGGAGGCATTGCATTTTTGGGTAACCTCTAAGTGGATTTGGCGGATGTCTGAATACTTGTACATTTACTTTATTCCTATCCTCATAAACCTTGTATATTTGTTACAATCTAACTCACCTTCATATAACACTTTATCCATTGGTGTACTGGCTGCAAAATTCTCTAATGACTCTGAGCAGTTAATATGATCTTCTATTTCAAAATAATTATTTGTTTGTAGTATTAGTAATATGCCAAAAGGTAAAGAATCATACCACAATTTAAAGTTATCAATATGCTCACAACTTGTATTGATAACAGTATCAGCAGATTCAGTTATAGGATAGCTCATCCTATTATTTTTATTACTCCAAAATGTCCAAGAAAAATCTTTATATGTTATATCATGTATATCGTATTGGAGTGCTTTAAATTGCCAATCTTTTGATACATATTTTTTATTGATTGTTTCAGCAATAGGAACGCAATCTACATCAATGTCAAATGATAATATTCTATCTATATTAAAACTATCTTCAAATAGCATACCAGCTAAAATAGCATACCAACCAGCACATAAAAAGACAGTTCCTAAATCTTCTTTATTGCATTTGTGCAATTCTTGTAATAACCATCTTTTACTTTTTAGCTGCCCCCAGGTTAATGCATCTGTAAAATCTGCATCATAATGATCTACAGCATTACGCAACCCATTAAACAAAAAAGAATCTGTAAGTAACAACATTCTTCCATATATATCTCTATCGTCTTGCCATTCAATATTTTTCATTTTATATTTATAGTTGATGTTATATCTTCAAAATATGTTCTCTCTAATTTATGTTTCTCAATATAATCTTCAATACATTTATTTTGCTTACTAATTTCTTCTTTCATCCTATCATCATTTTTATACCAACTATAGCTAGGGTATGTAATTCCCCAACCACCTGCCTGTTTCCACCATTCAAAACACTTATCATTTTTTCTCTGCACTGTTATGATTGTTGCTGTGGGATAAGCATATAAAATTTCATCAAAGTAATAACACCAATTATGGCTCATCAATATTTTTTGCCCATCTCCTGTCCATATTGACTTTACATCTTCTTCTAGTTTGTTAGGATAAAACCCATCTTTGAGCCAATCGCCGTATTCCATCTCAGGGCCAAAGTACACCCCTTTATGTCCTGAGAATTGATTGTGGGTATAAGATCGAAGCTGATTACAATCTGAGTTATCTATTGTATCCCATTGCCTTATTTTTTGGCTGTAGCTACTCCACTTGCTTCCTGGAGCGCCTGTTATAAAAATATATTTAGATTTCATTATAATAATTCTTTAACCAATCAAAATCGTTTATTTTCTTTAGTGCTTCTAAATTTTCTTTATTTCTAGAGCCATATGCTGCTCCTGCTTTAGCTCCAGATATAGCATATTCTCCAAACTCTTTATCATCCCCTACAGTACACCATATATGTAATCTTTCTTCTGTTTCCTTAGCCCTTTGCCTATCAATAATTTTTGAACTTAGCTTGCAACATTCTCTAAACGCAGACTTCCAAGTATTGAACGGATCTGTATTGAATGCTGTAATATTTGATATTGCTGGCATTGCCTTAAACTTGTGTGTAATGCTAGTTGTCATATCTGGCTTACTAGTGTCCATATTGATTGTAAGCTCTCTTGGAAAAAGTTTTACCCCGCCATAACCATACACTAAATCATTTATAGGATTTTTAGAGCGCCAAACATGAACAGTTTCTCTATCCCATTTTTCTACAAACAACTCAAAATTAAAATCATCCATTATTATAGCATCAGCATCTACAATCCAAATCATTTCTGATGAACACTGTTTTGCTGCTGCTATATGAGCTTGGTGAATTCCTTTTACTCCATGAACACGGGTAGCGTGAGGTGCTTTCTTTAATAAATTCTCATAATTCTCATCAGCATATTCTTCATCATAACTCATAAACACTACATCATATGGCTTATGCTTACTAGCTACAATGTTCCATTCCTTTTTATATACAATATGTCTAAATTGTAGCTCTCTTTTTGACAACTGTTTATGTTTTGATAACAAGAATATACCATTATATTTTTCTTCCCCGTTACATATATTTTTGAAGGCGTGATTTTCTTTTCTTTCATATTCAAACTCATTGCCCCTATATGTATAAAAAATATCAAAATCAAAATCTAATATATCAATGCCCTTACTTGTTCCAAAAAACATTTCAGTTTTACAAGTATTTAGAGCATGTTCATAGTCATCATATGTATCAATTGTATATATTGGATATTTACTTGCTCTTGTTGCTATAGTTTCGTATTCTTTTTTATAAACAAGATGTCTATATTCTATCTCTTTTTTTGATACAGGTTTATGTTTGGAAAATAAGTATAATCCATCATATTTTAGTTCACCACATACATCGTTTAACCAAGCATGATTTTCTTTCCTATTATATTCTTCAGCTTTGCTTACTCTAAAATAAACGTCAGGCATATCAATTATATCAACCATAGATGAAACACCAAAAAACATTTCTGTCTTAGAGCTTGCCAATGCTTGCTCATACTGCTCCATAGTATCGATAATAAAAATCTCATAAGGTCGAGGAGTGCTTGCAACAATTGGGATTTCTTTTTTACTTACTAAAAATCTATACTCAATCTCTTTAGTTCTTATAGTATTTTTCTTTGGAACTAACCATACACCATCATATAACGCACCATTCTTAAAAACATGAGGTACATCTTGACTCCACTCATCTGGTGCATAATCAAATGTAAAATCATCCTCTATTATAATATCATCCCAAACACACCAAAAGAATTTAGTAATGCATTTTTTATTAGCACTCTCAAAAGTATCAGCTTGTCGTAATGTTAGAATTTTATTTTTTAGCTTTTGGTAAGAATCGTTCTTTGGGCCTATATAAAATATATCATACATAAAAAGGTTTAATAAATAATAGTAGTATTTATTTAGAAGAAAGGCACCTAATGAAAAATGCTCTATTAATTGGTTGTGGTAGTAAATGGGGAGCAGACTTTACCCGTTACTTACTAACAAAAAATTATCACATTGATTTGATTACAAGCTCTGACAATTTCTCAGGCACTCCAAATGTCAATCCTCACAAAGTAGATTGGCAGCAATATACTGGACCAGTAGTTGATACAATATCTGAAAACTTATCACAGAAAACTTATGATCTAATTTTCTTTAATCAAAATGGAGGAGGCGGTCCTAACAATGAATGGTTTAGGCCTAACTGTATGTTTTCAGAAGATAGCTGGGCAGATATATTGAAAAGAGATAGTATGATGTCATATCGGTTAGTTCACAAGCTAACAAACTCTATAAATAAATCAACAAAAGTTGGTTGGATGCTAACAGGTTTGATTGACGGGAAGGATCCAAATCATTGGGGTTATGCCGGGTACGGATCTATGAAATCTATGCATTTGTTTATTATGAGAGGGTTTGCCTCTGCACATCCTGGAATATTTTTTGCTATCAATCCTATTTGGTTTCCAAAAGGTGATGAGGTTAAAGATGCTGAAGCAATACTCAATGTTATAGAAAAAATAGAACCTAAAGATAATGGCAAAACATTTAATAAAGACGGAAGTACCTGGATTTAGCCATTTTAACAGACGGGCGGTGATATTAAAAACTGATTAAGAAGTAGTGTATGTCTATCAGCGCCCTCTGGGACTGGCGTAACACCATGCCAAGTAATTTCGGTGTTTAACCAACAAGTTCCTTCCCAACGTTTTCTACTTCCTTCATATATTGGTGTTGAGTTAAGATGTCCATTACCAAGTTGTTGATCCTTATCAAAAAGAACTGTTGAGTTTTGATTTTCTATTAAATTTATACTACCAGACCACATTATATATCTATTATCTATATGAGAATCTAAATAGTAACCTGACAAATCTATTGTAGGTTCTACTCTAAACTCATGTTCCAACAATTGCTCATAATATCGTTTATAACGATTTTTATAAGGCGTTGTCATTGGGTATCGGATAGTTTCTAATTGTAAGAATTGCCACGATACCTCAAAACCAAACTCTTTTTTAAACTCTGGTTTATTAATTTTTTTGTGTAACTCAGAATCTTGCTTCATAGGCATTCTAGAAGAAGATATAGACAACTCTCCATATCCACCCCTTTGGGTTTGAGTTTCATAATTGTTTCTATTCATCAACCTACCTAAAATCTCTTTACTAGTAAATGGATAAATTTCTACATGCAATATTGCAGGATTCTTATTTACAACTTCTAATGATTTTATCACCATGTCTTAATCTTAAACTCCTTAGCTAAATTTTCCATAAAAGGAGCAGCCTCAAATAAATTTTGTTTTCGTCTAATATCAAACTTTTTATACTTGTCAAAAAATTTCGTTACTTCATCTTTAGTAGGTTTTCGACTCATAGCACTTGTTAAATATTTTTCTAAATCACTTAAAGGTATATATCCTCCCAGTTTGTGCTGTAACCTTTCTTGTCTCTTAAAAACCTCCATCAAAGTCTTCTTTGGAGTCATATATAAATCCTCGCCTGAAGTTACTGGTATAAAATAAAACGATACTGGATATCTATTTGTCATACAATAATTTTCTACCAAATCTAAAATACTATGGCAGTTTATATTTTGAATAGTAGTTGCGATACTTGGGAGCAATTTTCTTTTTGATAATTTTGTAGCATCTATCAAATGTCTAAAATTCTCATCTATTTTACTCCATTTGCCGGGCCATCTAATATACTCATACATATTGTCATAACCATCTATACTAACTTGAATCGCTAATTGCCTAAACTTAACCCATTTCTCAATAAACTTATCTAGTTTATTTGTTTGCAAATTAGTGCTAAGCCTAAGAACAACATTCTGAGCTTTACCTGAATCAATTAATAAATCTAATATTTCTTCATGTAAATCTGTAATCAACGGCTCACCGCCTAACAAATAAACAGTATTTAAATTTACTGCTTTTTCTAAAATCTCATATATTTTTTTCTTCTCATCTGGTGTTGGGCCTATTAAATTTGGTTCTGGAAGTCCTTCCATAGAAGCAAATTCTTTACCAACTAGACTACTACTAAAAGGGTTGCACATTCTACAAGCAAGGTTACAATGATTTCCTATGCTAATATCGCAATACTCTATATCTTCAAAAGAAACTTTAACGTTAGCCTTAGATGACTCGTCATCATCTTTTATACCAAAAAGTAAATCATTATTTGCATAATGACGAAAACTACGAACTTGTGCTTCTTCTTGTTTCCAGCATCTATCACATATGCTTGGTTTTTCATTATTAATAAACTGTTGCCTAATATCTTGGATAAACCTACTATTCAATACATCTTCAGTTTCAGATATTTTTTGATACGGGGCTGGCATGTGTCCATTATTACAACATACTCTGATCTCACCTGATGGATTTGTGCTAAAACTTTTAAATGGCAGTACGCAATAATTGCTAGATTTCATTTTCTGATTCCTGTGCTTCAATTTTTGTATCTTCTTTTACAAAGTAACCTTCATTTTTATCGCCAAGCTCACCGTAATCTAAACAATTCCATTCAACACCACAACACGCTCCACATTTTTGAGGACGCATTGAAACATTTCCTTTTTCTAAATCCCACGAGCTAGGTAAATATTCCCTAAATGTTTTTCTATCTAAGATATCCCATAAGTTATACTTATGCATATTAAACATCTCATAACCGCCATCAAGTTGTAACATATCTAAATAATTTTGATCTGCTACTTCATTATGACTTTTTACTATCTCACTTCCTAAATAACAGCAAGGATGAACAGTTCCATCTGCTGAAATATAAATCTCATTATAATAATTTATACGAGCCCCAGCTGAGCTACGACACGCAATATTTAACTTATGTAAATCAATGTCTTGCCAACTATCACCTACCCATCTTCTTTCAGAATTATGTCTCCCAACCATATTTTGAAAATCACTGGGTCTAAAAGATTGTCTCTCTTCCCCTTGGAACATAGTAGCATCTTCAAAGTGATGTCTAAATGCTTTATCAGATGGTTGTTGCAAATCATATTTGTATTCGCCATTGTGATATACTTTATAACTGCCAATACCATCATCATATCGTTGCCAACGGGTTGTTTTCTTTACATTGAAGTTTTCAAATCCCATTGATCGAGCTAAATCTCTAGCTTCTTCTACTTGATGCTCATTATGCCTAAATACTATAAAATCCCAATGAGCTACTCCGCCTGCATCAATAAATGCTTTAGCATTTTCTATAATCCTATCAAAATCTGTATTACGCCTATATATATGATTAGTATCCTTCAAACCATCTATACTAAACGTACAGTAGTTTCCTGCATTTTGCTCTTTTGTCATAACAGCACCTAACCTAGCCCACCAATCTGTTTGCCTAAGACTAGCATTTGTGTTACAAGCTAAACCAACTGTTGGATTTATTTCCCTAACATACTCATAAATATCCACAAACTCTCGACAGGCACAAGGATCTCCAAAATTACCACACGATAATATTTTCTTAAGATTCACAGATAAAAAATCTAAGGGCCATGCTTTCTTAAACTGAGCTAAGGTCCATTCAGTATTTGCTAAATGCTTTGTCTCATAACCTCTGTCATCATACCTTGGGCACATTGGACACCGACTATTACATCTATCTGATGGTTCCCAATGGACTTGATATTTGCTACCATTAAACATTTATATATTCCTTTAATAACTTATAGTATTCTGGAAAAGTTTGTTCAAAACTTTCCTCTCTCACTTTATCTAAACTTTGAAATCTATTACAAAACCAAAGCCAATCTTCTTCTACGAACTCAGTATTATTCAATATACTTGATATTGAGTTTTTTACTTTACGCCAATCTGCTTTGTTATACTTACTTTCAGTCCTTTGAAGTTTATCTATCAAATGATTTTTAACTTCTGTTGGTAGCACTCGTATTCCACCATTATCATGAACAAAATTAACATATACCCCTAAACCTTTTGCTGTATAATGCTCATAAGTTTCAAAAAAATCAAAAACATTGAAAGCACTTACACTTAGACAAGCACCTAATAACCAATTAGTTTTACTTTCTTTTTTTCTTTCTAAAAACTTATCTATATTTTGTTCTGACAATTCAAATGATACACCACTTCTCAAATATTCAAATTGTTTACCTATACCATCTGAACTTATTTGTATATCAACTAATTTGAATTTATCTAACTTGTGAATATGCTTTTGTGGAAATATTGATCCATTTGTATTGTAATGAACTATTTGTTCTTTCGCATAATCATTCTCTACACAATGATCTATTATACGCCAATGCGAATCAATATAAAAAGGCTCTCCGCCTGAGAAATCAAACCTCATAGCATTTTTTAGAAATGGTTTTATATCTTCCCAAACATACGAATTATTAGGATCAAAACTTTCACGAGTAATACGGAACTTATCTTGATTCATATAACCAACAACATCGTTTGGCTGCAACATTTCAGCTTCTTCAGCTAACATAGGTGTACTATGAACTGCTGAACAAATACGACATTTTAAATTACATAAGTTTCCCATACCTAAATCTAATACTATTGGAAAAGACTGTTCATCGTGTGGTATGTGTTTGTATGCTGCATTATCTCGCAATCTTTTACTATCTTTTCCTGCTGCTTCTTCAGTCCAACAAGCCTTACATTCAGGAACTTGTATTTTACTCTCTAATTGTTTTATAAATCGTTTTCTGTCTTTTGAATTCCAAAAATCTAACAAACTAGCATTATTTAAAGTAGTCTCTCCAGAATCAGTAGTGAGCCACTTATGACTCATACAACATACTTTAACTTTACCACTTGGATGTATTGTTAAATTTAGATATGGATTAACACATCTTGTTGGATGAATAGGTTTAGATGGGGGACGATGATAAAGAGATTTAGATGGGGGACTATATGGTGTCGTTGTCATTAATGCTACTTTATATTTAAGTATGTCATGATAGGTATTATAATATGATTCAACTCTTCTCAAATATTTATAAAAAAATGTAATAGCCTTTAACTTCCATGTTGATTCTACTTTCTCTTTTTTATAGACTAGTTTATTTTTATAAACATTATACTCTGATGGTAAATGCTCTCCAACTAACAATTTTTCTATTTTTTCAAACTCAATTTCTAAAATGTTGGCATTTGCAAAATCTGTTAACAAATCATTTGATGCTGCTATTATTGAGCCGTCATTATTATAATATACATAACTCATTTTTCGTAGTTCTCATAAACATCTTTACAATGATAATAAAAATCTTTATACTCAGGAAATGTAGCTAACAAATCAGTTCCTAATCGTTTATCATTTTCTGTAAAAAATGAATAAAAATCTCTTTGTCCTTGTAAAATTTTACTATGCTCAACTGGATTAGTTTTCATATAATTTGTGACTCGTTTAAATCTCTCATACTCTGCTGGTAAAAAATCAGAGTCACTATTAATAAACTCTAAAGTATCATGCATATATTCCATAAAACTTTCGGGCAAAATATTAATCATCCAATGAGGTGGTTCTTTAAGATATGGAACATCAAATGAAATAGCCTCTTTGCCATAATCAGCTCTCCATTCTTTCATTTTATATAAAAACGATTTATAGTTTGTAACACATAAAACATTAAATGTACACATAAGACTTACTTCAAATTCCATCTCCATTGCTTTTCTAAGATTGCGCTCCCAATGATCTAACTTCATTCCAGTACGCATATACTCAGCTTGTGGTCCCCATGTATCAATACTTGTAAAGAGTCTAAATTTCTTAATTTTATTTTGATCTAATAAACTTCGTATCCGATCAAACAACCTATCAATCTTTTTTGTAGTAACACCTAAATTACTATTTAAGCTAATCTCTAAGTTAGGCGATGGTTCATTTTCTAATAAATCAAAAAACTTCATAGCTCCAGGATTCATTAGTGGCTCCCCGCCAGTAATACGAAGTGTCCATAAATCATTTTTCAAACTGGGCCACCATTTCCAAAACGCCTCAATATATGGATTATCTTCATTTGGTCCATAGTAGTTTCCGCTTCGCAAAAACTCTGTTCCATATTGATTATATGTCAAATCATAATTGCCGTATGTCTCAATTTCTTCCATCCACATTGTGCTTGCTTGTGGACAGCAGTAACCACATCTATAATTACAACCATTGCCAAACGATACTTCTAAATATCTTGGATTTATATTAGCATCCCAAGGAAGCTCTGCTAATTTTTCAATCATTGGCTCAGCAAACGAGCTAGAGCTATGGAACATTCTATCTGATAAATGATCTCCTTCTAAATCTTCAATATTCCAACAATAATAACACTCAGCAGGGCGTCCACCCTCTAACATTGTTTTTCGTTGTTCTTTTTTCCAGTTAGTATTATGCAAAGCAGACGGGTTATCTTTTAGAGTATGTAAAGGAATATGATGGGGACGTGGATGATAACAACTATGATTATCACCTGTATGTAAATATAAAGTTTGATGTAGCCACTTCATAGCACAAAACCCTGGACCTACTGCATTCAGTCTCTTTGCAACATCTCTTGCTTCTCGAACGTGATCATCTCCTTTGCTCATAATACTCCTTACACTGGTTCATAAATTTTATCATAGTTGGAAATGTTTTTGTAAAATTTGTATTGCGCCTTTTATCATGTTCAGTAAAAAATAAATAAAAGTCTATCTTATGTTTCTCATCTTCTTCAGCACTAAAAGGATGTTTAGCCCAATCATATAATCGTCTTACTCTATCAATCTCAAAATCCTTAAAACCTTTAAATCTATTATTGGAAGTCTCTTTATTATTTTCCATAAAATCTATACTAAGTTGTAAATTATTCAACATCTCTGGAGTTGCTAATCTCATACTTAGCCAATTAGGATGATGTAGCATTGGAGTATCAAACCATATTAGTTGTCTCTCTTTATTTACTTTACATCGTAGCTCATGAATAGTCTCTATAAACTTACACCAATTAGGAAGACTGAGCAAATTTGATGTAATTATAAATCCTAAGCTATGATTTTTGCACTCTGTTAAAAATTGTACAATATTTTTTCTTAATATCTCATAATCTAAACCGTTACGGATATATTCTGCTTGCTCTCCCCAAGTATCTAAGCTACAATATAGTTGAAAGTGATTGAGCGTTTCTTCATTTGCTATCTCTTTTATAGCAACCATAAACTTATTCCATTGATTGCCTGGTGGGCAACAATTACTTGTAATACACAAATTAAGTTCTGGATTTGGATTTTGTTTTACATAATCAAATACTCTGAAAGTATTCTTATCCATTAGTGGCTCACCGCCTGTCATTCTAAATGTTTTTAGATCCTTATATACAGTGGGCCACCATTCCCAAAACGATTGAACGTATGGATTGTCTGGGCTATTGTCAATCCCTAATCTATCTACCCAACCTTTATCATTATGCGTTCCTGATGATAATTTGTAACCGCCATACTCTTGTACCTCCTTTAGCCATTCAGTAGATAAATGCGGTGAGCAATATGCACACTTAAAGTTACAAGCCTGATTAAAATTTACCTCCATATAGCGTGGAGTTGGGTGCTGAATGTTGTCTAATGCTTTTTGTATTAGTCCTTCCTCTTGAACATCATTGCTGCGGTAAGCTCTGTCACTTATATTGCCTTGATCTTCAATATCCCAGCAGTAACTACACTCTTTTGGACGCTCTCCTTCCAACATCTTATGCCGCTGCTGTATTTTATGGCTAGTGTTGTGTATAGCATCTGGATTAGCCGCTAACTCGTCTAATGGTATAGCGTGAGACTGAGGATGATAACAACTGTGAGTCTGCCCTGTTGGGATATGAATTGATACATTGAACCATTTTGCTAGGCAGAATGACGGACTAACGGCATTGAGATCCGTTAGTGTCTCTTTACTATCTTTAAAATATTTTGAAACATATCGTCCTTCAACTAGCGAGACTTGATCTCCTCGCTGATTTTCTCTCATCCTATCTCCGGATCAATTACTGCTCTTGAAATCCTAGATGGGTTTTGATATACTGTTTTGAAAAATATACTTTGCTTTTCTGTTAAAGGTTTTCTATCAATTGGTAAATCTAATTCTTCTTCTAATAATCTGCCAAACCAAATAATCTCTCCTTCAGCATCTGTTTCGGTTAGCTTACTAACTTCTTCATTCCATAATTTATTTAGGTAAGTAAAGTCTCTTACTTGAACATAATCCCAGTCGGTGCACATCGTCTTGTATAGGCCCTGTCTAGCGCCCAAGATCGCCCACATTCCATTCTCAACATCGTTACCCACCATAAGCCAAATAAACAGCCTGTGGAGGTTTTTCCAGTGGTTATTTTTGAAGTCTTCCAAAGATGGCTTTACTCCTTGATCTAGTGCCATCTTTACGCCTTCTCTAAATCCTGCTCGCCATGCTTGCTGTGGTGTTGCGTTATTGTAAATATCAGAGAAACAAGAATTCATTTGAATGTATTCTACATCCCAGCAAAAATCTACTTGAGCGTGTGGATTATTTGGATCTGCGTTTTCGTGTGTTCGCATATTTAGCACAAAATCTTTGGGCCAACATTTTACTCCGCCGTTACCATACATAAGTCCGTTGATAACATTATACCCACACCAACTAATAACTTTATCTTCTAGCTCATAATGATCGCCAAAATTAATCTCTTGCGTAAGAAAATCTTCTCTAATTCTATTATCGCCGTCTATAGTAACAAATCTATCAGTCTCAGATAAATTTGCGCAGGCTTTGTGTGCCGCATCCGAGCCTTCTACGCCATGAACTCTTTTTGCCCATGGTATTTTCTTACATAAATCAGCATAATTCTGTTCAGCATTTGGTTCATCATAACTTAAATAAATTATATCGTAATCCAATACCTTAAATACTTTCTCCATAATCCACTACTCTTTGATATGTGTAATTGTCAAATCGTCTTACTGTAAAAATACTCACTGGAAAATATGGATCATATTCCCAGTCTTCTTCAAAATGAAGGACACAATGATGCTCATTTACTAATTTCTCTAAATCTACTTTTAATATACGATATAATATATTAGGATTGTTATATTGAGTTACTGAAAAATGTAAAACTAACTTTAAACTAGCAAACTCTGCTCTAAGTTTTCCAGCGGCATCTTTACCAACATAAACTTTCCAACAAGTTGTATCAATATCTTGTATTATCTTAATATCAGCATCTAAGTCCTTATGAACTTGTGGAATTTTATAAACAATTTCTTGTATATTTAATTCATCAACTGGTATAATTTCTTTACGCTTTAATTTATAACCAAGATACGTTCGATCATATATTACTATAAAATTTGCGTAGTCTTCATTTCCTAATAGAATATCTTCAACCTCAGCAACATCAACTATTATAGATTTCCATTCACAGTCAAAATCTAAATCATCTGGTTTATTATTTGTTATTGCTAATATATTTCCTTCTCGAACATTAAAACAAACATAACTCATGATACAATACCTTGTACTATTTCTTCATAAACTTTGTTAGGAAAATATTTCCTTTCATATATATCAACTATTTCTTTAGATAAAAAATCAGAATCAACATAATGAAAAACACCTCTTTGAAAATGATTACCGATCACTAAATCTAAATCTTCTGTTAAATAAACCCCAACGTGCTTCAACCAAGTAGATCGAATATTTGCCCAACCTTGTATTCGTTCTTTCATATGAACAAAATTTATAAGATTAGTTTTATTATTAGTTACTGTTTGATCTAACTCTAAAATTTTAATTGCAATTGCTGTAGATACATCCATACTTGGTGCTGGTGGATAATAATCTTTACAGTATTGCCCATAAAACAATTCCCAGTTATTAGATATAAGTTCTAACCATTTAAAAAATTCATGCGCCAAATCATCTTTTCTAAAATAATGTATTCCTGTATATATACTTGGCAAATTATTTTCTACAAATGCTTTACGATAATAATGTCCTGTAACTAACTCGCCTCGATATGTATAAACTCTAGATGGAAAAAATAACTCATACTTACTAAAAAACTTCCACCAATCATCAATATTTTGTGTTACTACAGTATCAGCATCTAATACAATTGTCTCATCATAAGGTGAGGCGTGGTAAGTCTTCCATCGATTCAAAACTTGATATCGAGTATTGTCATGCTCGTGCCAAGGTATTGGTACTACGCTATCAAATACCTTTTTCTGCTCGTCATCTATCTTATCACAAGTAACAATTGTTACTGGATATGAGTTTCCTTTTTCTTTTATACTAATAGCACAAATATAAGCCTGCTTTACATATTCTTTTCCACTGGCATATATTACAAAACCTTTAGACATGCAACACCTTATCAATATATCGTTCTAAACTAAATTTATTCATAACATGAATATTTTCATTACGCCATTGGCATATTGTATATTCTCCTGGATAATCTTCTTTTTCCAATAAAAAATTTATACGATCCCTGTCAGCATCCCATAGAATATCTTTATCTGCTGTAAAAAATAACTTGCCTGGCATTGGCATTGAAAATGTTCCTTCTTCATACCCGTTCATAATATGAATTGCTATACTAAATGCAAAATCATTACGATATAAAGCTGTTGGTATTTGGAAAATAGCTCTATAATGATACCAGTTATCTTGTATGTGCTTTAACAACTCAAAGAAGATCTCATTTTCTTTAGACTTTCTAAAAAACACAACTGTTGCCCAATAAAACTTAATACTAGGCTGACTAATATATTTAAATTCCATTGGGTTTCTAAACCCTGCTAAGTCATAACTTTTATCATAGATGAGAAAGTTATGATCTTGTTCAAAGCAATGTTTATAATCATCATTCATAATAAACATATCACTGTCTATTAGAATTGTTTCATCATATGGTGTAGCGTCATATGCCGAAGTTCTAGCTTCATTTTTAAATGGCAATGCTTTATGTGACAAAACACCATCATAATATCGCCTAACATTTTCCCAAGTATAATGAGGGCTTGTTCTAGCCATAACATTTTTACCTGGTAATGATTCTTTATCTTCCCATACGATTGGTATAATTCTATCAAATATATCTGCATAACCATTTACCACTACCCATTCTGGGCTATCAGTAATAACTGATGTAGGAATATTTAAATAATGATCTAATCTTTGAGCTAGAAATGCTGCTTGTTTTAAATAATCAATATTTGGGTTATTTCTTGCTACAACAAGAGCCCCACGACTTTTCATAGTTCTACCATTTTTTCTATTGATCTATTTTTGATTAGATGATTATATTTGCTCATATATGAATTACTAGCTTCAACATATACACTTAAAATTGTATCATAGAACGCTTGCAAATCTTCAATCTCAACGGGCCGATCATTATCGTCAATTAAAACTACAGACTCTTGCTCCTCCATTAGCATAATCTTGACAAAACAAATTAACTGTTGATTTACAGAAAACTGAGCGCCTTTATGATAATGGAGTATATCTTGATAGTATGTTTCTTGGAAAATTCTTTTTTGGTTGTTTAGAGTAACCATAAAATTGGAAAACTCTAATGCTTTTTCTAGCCGTTCGTCCATACATAACTCCTTTTATGTATATAGTTTATTCAACAAACGGTAGTATAAAAAGTGGTTATCCTACTGAAGGGCGAGCTAATGAAACTGATGAGGACCCTGTTGGATAATAAACAGACACTGATGAGTTTATAGTACCTAACACTTGCTCATCATATGCTGCAACCCAATATGGATTTCCAGATTTTCTTCCAACATCAGCATCAACATAATTTTGTGTAAAGGTTATGCTATTTGCATTTGGGAATGACACTGCCATATTTGCATAATTATCATTATATACTGAGCTAGCACTACCGCCAGTATAAGTAGAAAGTGTTCCTGTGCCTGAGCCATTATTCCATTGGGAATAGGCATAAGTATAACCATTAAATCTTGAACATATATTCACCCAATCAAGTGTCTTTGTTTGAGATCCTGAATATGACATTCCTATGGAAAATCTTATATATCCACCTGCATTGAAAAACCATCGCCTATGATTTGAGTTTGAAAAAGTTACTGTATGTGTTATAACCCTAGAAGTGTTCCAATTAGCTCCAATTGATTTACCTGCTAAACCGGTAACTAGCGTCATTTGCGTTGGGTTGGCATTTAACCTATTAGTCTCACAAGAATTAATTGCTGCTATATAAGCATTATGTGTCTTTTGGTAATCCGAATCTCCTGAGCCTCCTGCTCTATATACATCAGTACCTCCTGTTGGTACTTGTAAGCTAAAAGTTGATCCTGTTTGATGTAACCAACATTTATAAATGTCTGATCTTAGTTGCGACATTTGCGATGCTGATACATGCCCACCGCCTGCTCCTGCAGCAACTGTAGAGCTAGTAGTCCCTTGTCCATAACCATAGCTACCTGAACCAGTTCCTAAAATTGTTACAATCTTATTCCTCAATTCATTGTAATGTGTTGCTGACAAAGTCTGGCTTGTATTTCTACTTGATATTGGCATAATAATCTCTTAGATGGATGTTCCTTGTCTAGATGTTGTATTTGGTACTGTAAGTGTTACACCAGTATAACTATTTGCTGTTGCTCTTGGATCGACATAAGTCATGGACGGATAATATATTGATAGTGTGCTCTTAGTTGTTCCAGTAACATTCTCATCTACTAAAGCACCATATGGTCCTGGAGGAGAATTAACTGGCCTATCACCAGTATCAACATCATTGAACACAATTTTAAATAATAATGTGCTTGCTGAAGGAGAACTAGAATATATCTTATAATAATTTTCAGCATATACAGCCGAGGCATTTGGGTTTTTTAGCAATAATACACTTGGTGCTGATGTTGCTGAAATATAATTATCATAACCGAACTTAGTTACTCCAGCCGATGACAATAGTTCCTGCCATACATATGATTTAGTCGTTGATGAAAAAGATCCAATATGTTGTGACTGAAGTCTAATTTCTCCGCCACTATTGAAAAAATATCTTTTATGATTAGAGTCTACAAAAGTTACAACTACTTCATGCACTCTGTATGAGTTCCAATTACTAAATGACATTGATGCTTTATCATTCACTAAATTCATAGCACCAGGAGTAGCTGATAATCGATCAATATCAATTTTATTTACTACCCAAGTATAATCATTATAAGTTTTATTGACTGCTTCTGCTATTATAGCTGATGTAGTTCCTGCTCCAGCAGTAATGGTATCTGTTGTAGCTACTGATAACAATGGGAATGCGTCGGATGACTGATGGAACCAACAAGTCATTATATCTTGTCGCAAATTGTTCATTTGCTCTACAGTTACTAAATCATTAACTGCTGACACTTGCGAACTTTTTATAGTTTGTCCGTAACCATAATCTGCTCCGTGAATACCTCCACCTTGTCCAAGTATAGCAGCAACTTTAGTTTGAAGCCTGTTATAGTCTTCGGCATAGATGGTAGCACCACTAGCTTTATAGTTAATTGGCATTTTTAATCCTTTACTTTATTTATACTACTATTTCTACTAACCGTATATCTTCTGAATTGTTATCCTCTAAACTTCTACCAATAATGGCATAAAAATCTGGTTTGACTGATCCAGTATCTTGGAAGCTAAATGCTTTACCAACGCCTGGACGATCAGATGTAATGATAAAATCACCTTTTTTCACTGGTCCAATAACTTTACAAGGGACTCTTCCGCGTAATGCTACAGCAACACCGTCAATATCATCATTCATTAAATGTGCCGGGTTAGTTGATACAACTCCAATAACATTGTTGTCATTTTTTCGAGTACTCATTGTTACTTCTTTTGATCCACCATATACTAATACAGTACCTGGTGAATAATCTTGATCAGCTTCATATTTTTCAGCTAAATCAGCAAACCTAGCTGAGGTTGCTACACCATGGAAAATATTTGCTACCAAATCTCCTGTCGCATTTCTTGCTGCGATTGAATTGGCTTGTGCTGTAGCTGATGCTTCATGATATGTTGCGCCAACCGCTAATTTAGATGCAGTGTCGGCATTTCCTTTAAAAGATGTAGCAAACATATTTTGGAATGGATATGATATACTTCCAACATCTACTGATCTTCCTACTGCGGAAGCAAACGAAGCGCTCAATGATCCTGGACTAAACATTACATCGTATCCTGGAAGAATTGCGTTATCAATTAATCTAAATGGCATTCTTAAATTACCACTTACATCTCTAACTTGGAAGTACATATTTGTACCTTGCTCATTAGCAATAAGTGCTTGATCGCCATTAATAATTTTCAATCGTAAATCATTACTATCGCCAATAGCAACACCTTCATCGCCAAAGCCTACCATATTTGGAAAAGTAGCCCCTGTCTTTTGCACAAACTGATCTGGTGTATAACCACCTAATCTATCTGCGTTCGTAGCAGTACCCCACCATCTATGATGCGTAGATGTTTGTCCTGCTGCTGAGTGGACTGTATTTTTTAATGTAAGCCCTGAGTGAATTACATCAAAGCCTGGATATTTTGGTGCGTCTTCAGGCCCAATAGTAAAATCAACTCCGCTAATAATATGAATTACTTCATCATCTACTACAGAGCAAATAACTGGGCGAGAAACTCCTGCCGTATCTCTGATGGAACGGCTTTGGAATCTTGTAATACTGTCACCAACTCCTTGTGGTCCTACTAAAATGTATTCATCACCATTCCAGCAGTAAAGTTGATCATTTTTATCATCCCACCAAAAATCACCTTCTGACAAACCAGCTGGGGGAACTTCAGATACTTCAGAACCTCCTGCTAAACGCCACTTACTGCCATCCCAAAATTTCAACTTTAGATTAGCTGCATCAAACCAAAGCTGTCCTTGTAAGGCTTTAGGTGGCTCATTATTTCCAGCAAAGTTTTCAAGCAAGAATACAAAGTTCTCATTTTGTATCTCACCGTAACCTGCATAATTTTTACCTACTAGCTTCAAATCAGTAGTTTGGTCAATCGTTCCATCTTCAACTACTGTAAGTTGAGCAGTATTATATGTATTAATAATATACGCCATTCTGTGTTACCCCTAACTATTATATTGTATTTACCCCAAATCAGATAACTAACTGTTCTACTTCAGGATTGATCCAGTTAAAACCATCGCTTTCAAATTTATAAACAAACCGATCAACTTCAAAACTGATGTCCGCACTAACGCCATCACTTGTACTATTAGCTGCAATATCCTCAATAACATTTACTGTCCCAGTATTATCAAAATTTCTAACTGTTACTTTAGATAACTGTATTGTAGTATCATCGCCATACCCAATTGTTACAGGAATTGTAGCTGAAATCTCTTTGATAGATGTTGCCAACACCTTTAGCACTGTTCCTGGTAATACTAATGTAGCTGATCTCATCTGCTCTGCTATTATTCTTACATTCTCAATCGTACCAGCATTATATGGTGCTGTTCGAGGATCGTTACCTACCATCAAACCATTGATGTCAAATGCTAATACAACGCCTTGGCTTGCTATAGTTTCTTCTACATACTGTTTATGAGCAGCATCTTTGTCATTGACTGGATCCCCAAGATCAACTATTTTCTGTGATGTTACACTAATATCACCTTTTGGGTCTATCTTAAGTCCATATACACCAACCCCTACAGTTTCTATTTTGTTTTCGTTTATAAAAACATTATCAACTGTCAAGTCAGTCAATGTTCCTAGCTTTGTCATACCTGGTGCTATTGTTACAGATGCTGCTAAAGCAGTAGCTGATAAAATTGGTACACCATCTATCATAAAAGACGGATCGGTAATACTAGGCCCAGCTATAAGATTTATATGCTGATTAGCTTCCCATGCTTTGTAAGTAACATCCCATAAAAATTGTTTATCGCCATCGAGACTTTTTAGAATAAACCCGCCTTCATCTACAAAAGCATCATTTACTATATTGCCATCAGAATCAATAGCTAACTCAATATTCTTATCTTGTATAAACAAATTCTCAGTATTAACATAAACTGTAGTACCTGCAACATCTAAATCGCCCTGTATGCTGACATTTCCAGCAAAGTGTTGATTACCTGCTAAAAAGGCATCTCCCCAAAACTCTAATTTAGGGCGAGCACTCAATAAACTAAAATCATACAAATTAGTTAAGGGCTGATATGTAATAGGCAAATCAGCAAACATCGTCACTTTATATTCTGAAGCATCAACTCTAAATGCTTCAATGTTACTATTTTTAAATTGAGCATTTTTTACTCTCAAGCTAAAGTTCGCATCAACCTCTAAATTATCCATGTAAGTAGTATTACCAAATATTTTTGTTTGAATATGAGGCCTATCACCTACACCAATAATCAAACCCTGTGAGTTCTTAATTGATATATAACCTGTTGTAATAGCATCTCCATCTGTTGGCAAAAAGTGCTTAGACTCTTTTCTATTACCGTAATCATCAAGTAACGCCTTGGTTTGATCCGAAGTCCCCCGCCACCAAAATCCATCTACACCAGATTCTGCTTCTTTATCTACAACATTGAAACCTTTTTTGAGTCTTTGTCGTGGTGGTTTGAAAGTATCCTCTGGGTCTGGATCTAAAGTAGGAATAATGTGATCATATGGTATCCAAAATTCCTCTGTTGCTAATATTCCAGCTAATTTACCACCTATAAACATTTTCATAATGGTATGTGCTGTATTATTGATATCTAATTGTGTATCAGCTTCAAAACCTGTACGCCCTTGTCCTACATCATAAGTAGGACCTACTAGTGTTAAATCTACACCATCGTATAAGTATAATCTATTATTTGCGTTATCAATCCATATATCACCAGCTACTAAATTTGTAGGCTGGCTGCTATTGACTATAGTGCCTGTTGCTGAACGAAAATAAGTTCCATTAAAAATCTTTAGCCTTTGATCCTGCTTGTCATACCACAACTGTCCAGTCAGAGGATTGGGAGGCTGTGATGTAGAGGCAAAATTTTCTAGTAGTTTGATGAAGTTTTCATTGAGCCATTCACCAAACCCTTTATAGTTTTTACCAATTAGTGTAAGATCCGTTACAGACTTATCTATGACGCCGTCCGTCAAGTCAATTAGTAACTCGCCATCAGTTCTATTAATTCTATAACTCATTTATTCATCCTGCGTATATAATATAATTCAATGTCAAAAACGGATTCATTTTATTAATTGGTTGCCCTAAAGATCCTGTTGTTTTTATACCTTGCGTATTCTTCATACCAACACCATCTAATGATCCTGATGTTTGTGTGTAGAAGTGATAATCATCTACTTCAGAATCAGCAATGTTATATTGCTTTTGAGCTAAAGCATAATACTGCATATTATTGTGGAACAAGGTATGCTTGTGATCTGGTAAATTTTCTTCTAAAATATCTACTTCATCAGCACCGCCATGCGCTCCCAACACCTCAGCAGCAGACTCTCCTACAACCTCAACATACGGAGCAATTCCGCCCATGTTATGCATCCCTAAAGGAAATCTTCCTCTCAAGTCTGGCAAAGTAAACATTCCATCTGTGCTTGCTACTCCACCTTGATATAAAAATCCAATAGTCTCAAATAACTCTACATAATCTGATCTTAACACTTTTCGTCCATCGCATAACAGCCATCCTGGAGGTGATTCTTCACCTGCATACGGAACAATACTACCAATAGGCATAATTGGAACCGCACTAAGCAATTTTTGGACTGTTACTTTTTTAACACCAATGTCAGTTCTAATTCTATTGACTAGAAGCTCATCATCTCTTTGTATCTCTTCCACAGGTTCTTTTGACGATATAAATCCGTTACTAAGTCTTGTAACAAACGGAACTAATCCGCCTTTACCTAAAAATATAACTTCATCTTCAAGCTCTACATCACCTGCGAATGAGAATGTGCTTGCTGCTGCCAGTTGATTTGCTGAACCTGCTCTACCTGATACTGATCCATTTACAGTACCTGTCAAATCTCCATAAAAGTTTTGAGCGTGTATCTCGCCATACTTTAGATCCTTAGTTCCAATGTATGACATATCATTTGCTTTGTCAATAATTTGTGAGGCGTCTTTATCTGGTATAACTCTGCGTGTTTCAATCTCACCATCATTATAACTAGCACCCAAAAATCCAACTTTAAGTTTTTCACCAATAGTAATACTTTTCGCAACACCAATACCGCCAGCAGTTACAATAGATCCATTGCTGATTAAGGTACTATCTTTAGTGCTATCAATAACTAAGTTTCCTTGTGTTGCATCTTCTACTGGTATAGATATTCTTACATCGCCTGCTACATCTAATGTAGTAGATGGGTTTCTGTTGTTGATACCAACTCTAATTACTTGTGTAAATGTTACTGGTGACTCTGCTGATGTAGCTCTAACAGCATACAAGTCAGAGGAATCGCCTCGAACTCTAATATCAACTCCAGCACCTGCTACTTTACTTTTTACAACACCTACTTGTCCATCAACGCCTACATTAAGAGCAGCATTTAGTCCATAATTGATTCCGGTATCATGTTGTACATTCAAATAAAACGAAGTTGAGCTAATCTCATCTTTACGCATAAAGTTACCAGCAGGAACTGATTGGTTATTTACGATAAGACTTTCAGCTTTTTCAGATACTCCAAAATACTTTAGTGGCTTTTGCCCTGGCTCATATCTTGTGCTCATATTCATACCAGGATATAATGTAACAAAACCTGGTATTTTTACTTTAGGTGTAAACTCATATGTAGATATAATCATTGCTGGCATAGCATTGATGTCTATTTGTAAAATATTATAAGTATTATCGTCAATGCCAACAACTGCTTTTGGAGTTGATCCTGTTACAACACCGCCTTGGAATTGCGGTCCAATCAACACCCACTCAGCGCCTTTTTCTTCACCCGTAAACATCATTAGTTGTAAATTGTTTCTATCAATCCACAAATCACCTTCTCTAGGATTTGTGGGAGTCTCTAATGATTTGTTTACGCCATTTACAGTTACCCAGTCAGTGCCGTTATAAACTCTTAGCTCTCCTGCGTCATCACCTGAGTCATACCACAACTGTCCTTGAACAGGAACGGATGGCTCTGTGGAAGCAGCAAAATTTTCTAATAAATGTAAAAAGTTTTCAGCAATTACTGTGCCGTAAGCAGTAGCATTTCGCCCTGGTAATTTTAGTGAGGTTTCTTGATTGATAGTTCCGTCTTCTACTACTATGCCTAACTTGTTTACATAATCTGTAAATAAAATCTGATATGGCATATTACTCTCCTATCAATCCTGAGAGACTTTGTACTCTCACTGTATAATCAATTTGAATCAATCTGTTTAGACTTTTTTGTACTGGGTGGAATAATACATGAGTAATAAGTAGTCCTTGCCCATCTGGATTCCAACTTCGTAAGCCTAGTTCATCAAATACAAATAAATTATTATTATCAGATGCTGTATCAAAAGCATCTTGCCCTGCAGGCTCGCCATAATCTAACAAACAAGTTACAAGCACATCTGTATAATTTGTGCCACTAACATGCCTTACTTCTGTTTTATTTCTATATGGATCTGTATTATTAATGCTTCTATCATCTACTACTTTTGAGTAAGTCTCATTGTAAAGAGACGCATTAACTCCTGTAGAATTTGGAGTAAGATAGGTAATAATTCCTGTTGGGTCAACACTTGTTCCTCCATTACCAAAACTCATAGAATATATAAAACCTGATCCTGCGTTACTTAAACTTTGAGCAAGTGCTATACTCATATTCTCATAATGAATAGCATTTCTTTTATCTATAAATACTTGCTCAGTTTCTGGATCATAAATTTTGATATATCCTTCAACTAATATTCCACTGTTGTCTTTCATATTATATCCCGTTATTTTATTTATCTAGGCAGATCCACCTGTGCAGACTTGATCATTCTTGCTATTAGGGTCTCGCTCTCGCCTAGTGCCTTTCCTTTTTCTGTCCAAGGAGCACCTAGCTTTCTTATTATATGAATGTGTTGATTTTTCTCAGGAGTATGTAACAATATTAACTTATTGCCATCTACTGCAAACTCTGGAGGCAATGTTACATCACCTTCAGGAGAATCTTGTGCTACTAGCTGTCCGTCTTTAGCATATTGTTTTCGTAAATCACTGTTGAGTTGATATGACTCTAAAGGTGTTTTACGCAACCGTATTCCAGCTACATATACTTCAAACTCATTTACACTGTTAGGAACAAAATCTAATTCATACTCATTAGATATCCCATCTGCTATATGTGTTAACGTTTTTGTTTCATCCTTGTAAGGCAACATCATTGTCACTGAGCCATTATAAATCTCAGTTCCAGCAGGAACAACAGCATTGACTCCTGTTCCTAATGTTCCTCGACGCAACTGTTGTAGCCTATTATTTACACGCTCAAAGTATTCAACTCTCTCTTTATTGATAAACACTACGCCTGGATTTTTTGCGCCTTTGCCTGGATCTGGCAAATGAGAAGCATCAACAAGCTCTACTGTCTTATCATTCCAATGCAAATCTTGTGCTAGCTCGATATTTTTTGTTCCATCAATAATCATATAATGAGTTCTATTAAGAACATCCTTAAACTGCCTCCATCCAAGTTTTCCTGACTGCGGACGATTACTAAAATGTATTGTCTGAACATTATCGCCTATGAGCAAGTTCTTTGCTAGTTTAATATATTTTTTATCATTTGTCAAGCGATAATCTACACTTGGTGCTAATAGTTTACCATTTACTGCTACCCAAACATAATATACCTCAATAGCTGGCTTATTAAGTGGGATAAATCCATTCTGCATCAATCTAAACTCATACCAATCTTTTGAACTAGCATCGTGTATCATCTCAGCTCCTATTTTCTCAATCCTCATAAAATCGTTCTCTTTGATGAACGGTCCAATATCTGGTAGGTGCAGTATGTTAGTGCCATCGCCTTCTATTGGTTTGATTTTTGCGAATGGGTTTGTTACTGGGTCGTCTGATCCATAGTTTATGTCATCAATGCGAATATCGTTTAGTGTGACGCTATATAAGGACCCGTACTCCAGCTCAAAATCCAAAGTAATATCTGAGGTGGGGTGTGGAACGATAAACACTGCTGAGCTTTCTATGTAGCCTTGTCGTAATGCTGTCCGCTCCTCAATGTCGAAGGATTGCCAATCAATCCCTTGGCTATCATGGTTGCTAAATTGATATACCATAATTTCATCACCTGCGTTATGCGGCTTGTTAATATAAAGTATGCCTGGCGTTTTTACAAACTCTCCAAACTTATCAAAATATCCATACCTATAATCACCACCTGAGCTTACTGCGTCTTTTACATGATGCTCTTGTCCTGTTACATACACTTTCATTATGTCACCAGGTTGCCCAGTTCCACGTTGTAATTGTATTAGGCTTCCTGCTTGTTGATCTGGGTGTAGCAATGGATCAATTTCTTCTAATGAACTATATCTCCATTCCTTAATATTTTCCAACTCGTGATCATTTAGGAATACTCGCATTTGCTTTACATCAACTGAGGATAGTGGAACTTGATATAACTTCAACTTATATTCCCTAGCATCTGTTAGCGTAATAGTCTCAACATAACCTGGATTTAGTAAATCTCCATTTAGCAATACCATTGTGTACCATTCTGTTGGCTCTTGCTGCTCTGGTATTTGTGATAGCTGATATTCAATTGAAGATCCATCTGCTGTAAATGTATCAACTGTTACTGTACTATATTTTCCTTCATCGCCTTTGAATATTGCGTAGCGTATAATAGATCCTTTAGGTGGAGGAAGTGCAAACTGTATAACTACATTGTCTGGCGTTGGGTAAGATGAGTCATCTGATTTTACTAGTGTATAATCTTGATTCTCAGCATTTACAGACACTTGGCTTGATAAGTCCTCACTCCATCTAACATTAATGTAATAACCTACTGATACTCCATCAGCTATAATAGTATCTACATCTAAAATATCAGTGCCGCTGTAATCTAATGTAATAAGACTTACTTTTCTTCCTGCTCTAGGCTTTCTTGTAAATTCTATTGTTTGATCCGCTGAGTTTATTTTATAATCTGTTTTTACTTTCTTCAGCTTCCCATCTACTTTTACCATGAGTGAGTGTTCTGTTAGAGGAGACACACCTATTGGATAAATTTTATTTGTGCCGTCTGTAGTAAAGTTGCGGCTAGTGATTGTGCTAACGCCTGGCGTAGGACGTTCAAATACTGTAATGTCTAGTGTATCAACCAAGTGTCCTGGCACTTGCTCCTCTGGTCCTTTGCTAGTCATTGGTGTAATAAAATTATCACCATCTACTACAATCTCTTCTGCAGTAATACCTTTAGCATTAGCGTATGTCAAACTACCACCAGATAGCATAGTATCATAATCAAACTCACTTGGGAGGAAGCTACCATCAGATGAAGGCTTGCGTAACACAAACATATCATCTACTTCTGGATCAATACCAACATCTCTTAACAAAATCTTAATATTTGTTCCATCACCTGTAATAGTTTTTATTTTGGCGTTTGGATTTGTCTCATTGCCAGTTCCATATTGCTCATCATCAATCCGTATGCCGTTGTAATAAACATTATATATCTCACCATTTTCTAATGGCTGCTGTGCTTCAAAAGCAATCTCTTTTAGCAATCCATCTTTGATAAGTTCGTCAATCTCATCTGCTGTTAGCTCACCAAATCTAGGTATTAGATAATTGTCTATCACGCTCAACGCATCTGGATCTGTTAGTGTTCCCAAAGCATATTTTTGAACATCCTCGCCATGGATCAAATCTGCCATTTCAAACTGGCTACCTTTGTTGTAAATATTGATAAAACTTGGGCTTGCCATAGCAGGAAGATTTAGAGGATCTTTAGCAAAATTTATATCTCTACCAACAAGTCCCCAATTAATCCAAAGTTTATATCCTAGCTGCGGGAAAAGCAGTATATTAGGAATAACTTTGAAAGACTGATCTGTAAATGTCAAATCATATGAATCCCAAGATGTATCATACCAATTCTCAGTATCCCACCCAACTTTATTTCCAAAGTCAAATGCTTTTACTTCAACTCCTCCATAATCAACTCCGTCCATTAGCTGCGACAAATCTTTTCCAAACTGTCCAACCTCTGGCTCGTAGTATAAATTAACTCTGTCTGCTGCTGAAAGTAATTCTGCGTCTTTAATATATTCTATTCTTATTTTTGAATATTTTGGGGCAGGCACTGTAAATGTAACTTGTCCGTGATACCTGTCATAGCTCTTACTTGTATCCAAAACATTTTTGTATGTAAATTGGCTTGTAAGCAAAGCATTATCATCTACGTAAACTTTAGTAAAACCCCTACGCAAATTCATAGGCCAAGTTAAATCAAATACATATTGCGATCCTGAAGATATAATATTATCAGTTTCTTCTAATTCTGTAATAAAATATTTTCCTGTAATTCTATCAAACTTAATATCTGTTTTGAGACTTCTTGGTAGTGCTCTGCCAATCTTTACACTCAATATTACAGGACGCCCGCCTTCTTCAAGCGATCCGTTAATAGTAATCTTTGGTAATGAATAATAGCCTTTGCCTTCATCTATAATCTCTGCTAATCGTACTATTCCGTTAGATCCTAAATGAGTCCTAATCTTAGCACCGCTGCCACCTCCTCCAGTTAGCACTACTTGTGGAGGGCTTTGATAACCATAGCCCGGATCTACAATACGAACCTCTGTTAATACATATGAACTATTATCATACCAATTTTTATTTGGATATGTATCAACAAACTGTGCCCCTAATAAGTTATCATCCCATATTTTTATTGCATGTGGTACAATCTTCTTTTGCTCTGGACTATAATATGGAGGCAAGTCAAAGTCTGTAATTCTACTAACAGTGGAGTCAGTTTTTTCGTATGAAGAAATATATTCCCTAATTTTTGCTTTGAATGCTTTTACTTCACTAATATAATCTTGATAACTAGACAAGTTATCATTATTGAATGTAATATCTTCTCTCAATGTTCCAACATTGTGTTTGGCTCTAATAAATGATGTTTTGAATAACCAATCTACATTAGTTCCTTCTGTTAGCACATAACGAATAGCGGCAAAAAATAGTTTATTGTATTCTACTGCTAAATCATCTATAAAAATATCTTCTTTTATTGCTTGAGCTATATATCGAATTTCTTTGCTTGGTAATCCATCATAAAAATTGATGTCATAGTTTATAATATCAAAATTTACAAGTCCAGCAAACGGATCATATAATGAGGACTTAAATTCTATAGTTCCTTTTTCACGCCCAATAGTTTCATAATTTACAGTATAATCTACATTTAGCTGATTGTCTATTTTTCGCAACAACAACCAACCGCCTGATCCAATATGATTAATTTTTACAAGATCACCTATTGAATCTTCTACACTTGGTAACTCATATGAATACTGCACAATATGCTTTACTGCTGATACCTCACTAAATCCTGCTTTATACCAATCTATATAATCCCAATACAATCTAACATCATAACCTTGACTTTGTATTCTACGCCACGAATCTGCGTTACGATCTCGCTCATACAGTGCCCATTTGCCTTCTATAGTCTCATCATTTCGAACTAGTGCTGTAAATCGTCTTAGTTCTATCTCAGCACCATCATGATAATTTTTACCACCGTTGATAACATGAGCACGGATTAGTGATCCAACAGAATTTAAATCAAATTCAATTATAGCATCTTGTCCTCTGCTCTTAATATGATATGATGGGGATACAAAATAACCTCTGCCTGGATTTGTTATAAGAACAGAATCAATTCTGCCGTCTACAACATCTAGTATTACTTTTGCTTCCTCAAGTCTTGATGTTCCATACTGATCTAAATCTGCTCGCAAATCAACTTCAATATCATACAAGTTTGATGTTTTTAAAGGTGGCTTATCATATTCATGTAGTTTAGTTAGCGATTTATTATCTACTATGAGGTGTTGCTTGAGAACATAGTTAAGTCTCTCAACAAATTGCTTCAATGCCTCAATACGATTTACAAACCATCCTTGTCTTGGTTCATTTAGTGTCCCATAACGATATTTTGGATCTAGTGCTGGGTCTGGAACAGTTCTACCAAACTTATCATAGCCTACTAAGCTATCAACCCATTTCATTTCAATGTCTCGGCGTGGCATACTAATAGCAAGATTTTCAGATAGAATCTGATACTCATTATGAATATTAATATCTTGATCCTCAATATTCCAATACTGGAAGCTAATAGCTATATTTTGATCTTCTAAATATTGTGTAGCATTATATACAGAAAAACTTGAGTCTGATATCATTGCTACAAACGGATAGCCAAATTGCGCAGGATCTTGTATTAGTTGGGCAACATTATATGAATGCATAGTTCTGCCCTCAACATTAGGTATTACTCTTTTATCTTTTACCCAAAAGTAATATTTCTTTATAAAAATTTGCGCGATTGAATCATACTCTTGTAATTCAACGTATATTTGATCGCCATATCTAGATTGTCCTGATATACCTAATGCTAATCCCTCTAGTGTATCAGCTAATAGATCCCATGCGGATGGGAGTATGTCAGATTCAACCCACTCATAAACATCGATAGAGTTAGTATCAAAAGTTTTACTCCAATAGTTTGTGCTATAAGTAACATCTTCTTGATAAGGATGATAGTATTTTGCATTATTTAGGTCCCACCATAATTGTCCAACTTGCTGTTTGCCCCAGCTATTTTCTTTATTATAAATAGCCCGAAGAGATGGATTATATATTTCATTATATCTAGCAGGATCATAATACAACTTATAGCTCAAATTCTCATCCGCTATCCCTGGAATTTTACCTTGTAACGGATCAACATAATCTAAATATTTTACAATTTTATTTTCTTTTATATTATAAAGAATCACTCTCTTCATTTTATCAACATCTACAGTTGGCTTTGGCTCTCTCAATGTGTGATAATAATCTGATGTTTTATGATAGTTTACAATAATTCCTTCTGAGCTTTCACTTCTAGAAGTTTCTGGCATTCCTACATATAAATGATTATTATTATAAATTGCATATTCACCAAAACCATAAGCTGATTCGTTAAGCAAATCATAACCTACAGTTTCACCATAAATGTATTTGCCCAAATAGTTTTGGTACATATGAACAACCCCAACATTTTTCTTTACAAATCTAAATCTTGTAAATCCTAAATCAAATGTTGTCACGCCACTATCAATTGTAGTAGGTACTTCGTCCTCGCCATTTTTAGCACCAACTGATAAAAAGTCTTTTGATATATCTACTGTTGTTCCAAACATTTCTAATGCTTCATCATTTGGACATTCAATCTCTTGTATAATTTCAAAAGATCCGTTTATCATTTTATAAACATATACTCTTCCTTGATCGTGATCCACTGAGTCATCAAACGGTGCTCCAACTACTAACACACTCCCATCTTCATTTAGGGCTATGCTTTCTCCAAATCCTGCATCTTTAGTTGGTGCGTATATGTTTTCAGCCCATAGATATCGTCCTTCATAATTTCTGTAAATAGCAATAACATTTGGTTCTAGTGCATACTTGATATATGCTGCTATGACTTCGCCATCCATAGATACATCATACACTGTTCCAAAATCATATAATGTATCTCTATCTAACTTTACTCCTAGTGGGCCAGTTATGTTATAAGGCAAATCATTTGGTATATATCCTACATAATCAATATATTCATCATCCTGTATTTCTGTCCATCTATCTATATCAAATGGCAAAGCAATAATATTTGTTTTTGCGCTATAAAGTTTATCGCCCAAATAAACAATATCTCTAACTTTATAGGATTGAGTTTCGTCAAACTCTCCTCTAAATCTTTTATCTTTTGAATAGTCCCAGTTATAAAAGACTCTGTCATCTTCCCCTTGCTTTAAGAAATATAGTTTTCCTGGATTATCATAACTCTCATCAGCCCCTTTAGCTAACACATATGCATTATAAAAATCATTTCCAACATCACGAAGTTTTACATTATAACCAAAATACTGATCACTCTCACGATTTGGGGCTACAAGCATTTTATCTAAAACAAAATTATCACCAAATCTTTGATAGATATAAACCATACCTTCATTTACTTTATCAGAAGGATAACCTAATGATGTAGCTTGTATGTTGAATACCTCACGCCAAACTGAGCTACTACTTGTAGGCTCGTTTGACATATTGAACATTCCTTCTACTTCTCTATTCCAATAGAACCAATATTCATATCCAGAAAGTTCTTCTTTTTGTAAGCCTGTATCTTCATCTATAATAATAGGTAAATTGGTTGGATCTCTAAAAATAATCATCTTTCCAACACCTTCAGACTCATAACCTAAAGAAGTTCTAATAACATGCCCCATAGTTCTTGGGATATCAAATATATTCCTTCTAGCCCATACATCTACTTCCCCTGGGCGAGCTACCATTTCAATCTCTTGCTCATCGTCATACTTGGTACCTACTGTCCATTGCCCTGTGACGTTTTTAACATACGCTCGTAGCGTTTTTTCACTTAGGCGCTGTAAGTACATTACTTCAGCTGTCGCCCCCGTAGAGGGCTGTCTAATAACATGAGGAGTTATACCAGTATCATTGAAGTCTCCAAAGCCATTATAAACATAAACTGATTTTGGTACATATGGTAATCCTTCATAACTATAAAACTCTTCTGAGTAATCAATAAAGCCATCCCATAAATCCCAAACTTCTGTAGAGTTGCTATTATTATTGAATCTATCTGGTATGCCAATTTCGGATAATTTTGTTAGCGGTCCTTCAACAGGTTCAAACACTGGACGAATATATAACTGTCCGCTTCTAGATCCAAATAGCTCATCAGCTTTATTAAACTTAGCAATAGGACTCAACCATATAACTTGAATATCATATATTGGGTTTGCTGGATCTGTTGTCTCGGCTGCTATTTCAACTTTATCTGAGAATACAGTAGCAGTAGCTCCTGTCCCAGCTTGTGTTAAAATTTCACCTTCAAATATTTCTGGAGGTAATGTAAATCGTGTATTTCTAACTTTTAGAACTGTTACTGTTTTCTTAAGAGTGTTAAAATATGTAGATAGCTTATCTCCTTTAGATAGCTTATCTGTAAGAACTTTTGGTCCTCGAACTCCATAATACGGAAGCTGGATTGGATCATCGCTAAACAAACCTGCGTTAACTAGCATTGTTCCTTGACAACTCAGCGTTCTTATCATACTAATTTCTGTATTATCACCGTATGTTGTGCTTGGTATATAATCTAAAATGTTATAATATTCAGCAGTTCTAGGTGAAGGATCATTGTGAACATCTGCATCTACTATAACTAACCCTCTACCATATTCAACTGTAGTAAATCCAACTGTTAACAAATTTGGTGATTTTACAAAAACATATCCTCCATAATTTTCAGATATATTAAAATTATCTGAGTTGTTTGGTGCTGCTAAATCATAATCTCCTATAACATCTTCATTTCGCATCAATGTGCCAGTAGCTTCAAAATTTCCAACAACTTCATTTATATAAATTGTTGCATAACCTGTTTCATTTCTAAAATAAGCAACTCTACCAACACCTGTTTCAGAACTTACTATATCATCTATATTTGGACTACCTAATAAATTTTTGATATACAATATAACATCTATTTTAAATTCTACTGTATGCCACCCATCAATATCAGCACTTGTAAGTCCGCCAACCTCACCATTAAACGGTTCTCTAGCTGTTAACTCTATTTGTGTTTGATTTGCGTTTGTTAGTGTATTCCATTTTAACTTTATTTGATCGCCTGTTTGAACTCCTTTATACATTTGATCTGGGAGCCTCAATAGAAAGTGATCTGTATGTATTCTATCTAAAGGATAATCACCAGTTAAAATATAATTGATTGGTGGATCATCGTCATCATCTAAATCATAATCTACTAAATCTTGGCTAGTATTTACAAAACTTTGAAACTTAATTTTTTCAGAAGCTCTAAATACATCTACTATCGCTTGCCAAAAACTACCATTATGCTCAACTATCTGTCCTGCTGTATAAATTACATCTTCATCAAATAACCCTACTGAGTTAGTCTTAATATTTGACGCAAATGGAGCACCAACAATAACATATTTTCCATTAGGGTCTATATCTACACTAAATCCATATCCTTGATTAGCAGATGCAACTGAAGGATATGATGGCTCTAGCACTTCTGCTAACTGCCAGTCTCTAACTTGCGACGCTCTTGTAAAAATATACACTTTTCCGTCACCTTCATAAGGCGCACCTGTTACCATCAAAGTATTATTCTTATTCACAGCCATAGTAGCGCCAAACTTATAGTCATAACCATCAGTTGGGTTTACTATTGGCTTTGATATTTCTATATTATCTAACTTTTCTACTACAGCCCATTTATCTTCGTGTGCATTATCAACCCAAAACTTTGATTTAGGAAGTAACTCTTCTTCTGGTGTATTTGATATATCTAATACACCATCATATCTAACTAATTTGAATACTGATATCAAACCTGTTACGGACGGGTCAGTTATTGCTGCAATATTAGCTAATTTGTCAGATGTTGTTTCTAACTCTAGAACATTTAGGCTTTTATTTGTTACTTTATAAAAACCATCTGCACTTGGGTGATCTGTAAATATTGTTTTTACAGTTGAGTCTTCATGCTCTTCATATTCTATGTTTTGGACTTTTGTTATACCAATAACATCATTTTCTTCAATATCATGAGGAATTTTAGGAAGACTTACTAGAAAATGATCTTTCTTTTCTTCAGATGTCCATATTTTTTCAATTTTTGTTGGATATATACTATATCTATAAACTCCCCAGTCATCATCATTAGTATTTCCTACCCATACATAATCATCTTGTTTAATATCTGCAGTATTCAAATCTACCAATTGTGTATATCTAAACAAAGTATAATCTACATCTTTTACATACACATATCCTGAATTCTTAGTAAATGTATCTATTACACATTTTGTAGGAAACGGTTTGTGATTATACTTTTGTGGTTTTAGATAAGTTTCATGTGACTGAATTCTATAAATTAAATCAGTTTCTTTTCCGCTAGCGTTGTCTGTTAATAAAACAGGCTGTGGGACTAACCTAAACTTTGTTTCATCTAATATATATTCTACTTCGTCAAACCCAGCTACTGCTCCATACTGCCCATTCTTTATAGCCCATTCTTCATAAAACTCTAAGCTGTCAGTATCTGTTCCTGATAAAACATCAAATAACTTTGTTAGTGAATTACGAGTTCCTTTCTCTTGTAGCATTCCTTGGTAAAACTTATACTGGCTAACTTCATTATTAATAATGTTTTGTAAATATTTTCTTTTTTGGTAACCAATTAGATGCTGTGCCATTCTTTGCTGCTCAGTATCTAAGTTATCACTATCTAAATCATAAAAATCGCCAAATTGCTCTACTCTATAATCAAAGTTGGCATATAGTTTAGGTTCAGGCTTATCAGCCAACCTTGTCCAATCTTCTGATTTGAATGATGTTGATCCTACAATCTTTGTATTAGCTGAATAGTAAAACTCTTTGTATTTTACCATATCACCTACAGCATAATCTTGCCACTCTTTCCAATCTGTTACACGAGCTGCATCATAAATAAATCCAGGTATGTTTAGAGAACCGTTCCAGCCATCTGTGCGGTAACCTAATACTTTGATACGCTCTTGCCTATATCCTGCTGGCATATCATAAATAACATCATTAAAAATAGTCTTATTGTCAATAAGAACAACATGCTCTTTTAGCACTATTGGAATCCTTACAGCGTATATTCCTGAACGAGTGTTAGATGTTCTCATTGTAAAGACATTATCTCTATCTCTTAATATTTTTAGGTATTTGTTTTTTAGTGGCGTTCCATCAGCCCTCAATACTGAGTAACCTGATGAGGTATCAAATACATTTGACACTGTAGAAAAGTTATTCTTAAACTTTATCATCTCAGCGCCTGGACTTAATGTAATAAGTGCCCCAGCATCCCAACTTTGGGTTACCCAAAACAAATATTGTTTAGCAGCATATAGCCAATCTGAAAGCTCATAAGCACTATCATTGAATACTGAAAACTCAAACCCAATATTTTTTAGATACTCGCCGTAACCTAATAAAAAATCTACAACATCTTGATGTGAAGTTAATAAACTACCATAATCTAAGTGAGATATTTGATATTCGTATGTCTTTCTTATTTGAGCATCAACTCCACCGATAGTTGGAAGTACTGGCAACTTATGAAATTTATCTACATCAAATTCTGCAGTTGATCTATGCGTTACTCCGCATCTCCAATAGTTACTATCAAACTTTACAATAGTATCTATTGAATATATTTTGCCTTCACCCCAATAAAGATATGGAACTGTTATTCCGCCAACATTTATCCAAGTATCTGAATCTCTTTTATTTGGCTTATGATATGAGAATGATGGATTTTGTGTATCATATCCTCTTACATAAAATCCTTCTGGTTGCTTCTCAATAATAACACCGCTATACATAAACTCTTGGACTGGATAACTTGATCCTAAAGAAACTGTATAGTTTTCTGATGGTATAAAAATATTACCTTCATTGAGTGGTGATCTACTATCTAATATAAGTTTGAACTTTGATTTATCTGTATAACCTCCTATTTTAAATGATAACTGATTTGTAATACGAGATAAATCTGATTTATATTTGTCATATTGAGCTTGTGTCAATACTGATCTATATTCTACAATATAATTAATCAAACCGCTAGTAATAACATTCGATGGACTATTTACAGATGATGGAAATGCTATTTTAGACAATTGTAATGGTTGCTGTATTTCAGAATAAACAATTTGATCGGCATTATTTCTTATTTGTCTAATTCTATCATATGCGGTAGCAAAAGTTTTTAATGGACGATTTAGAATACAAGCCTTTAGCAAACTAAATGGATATTCACTACTACGCTTCCAAGCAGATTCAACTGGTCCACCATCACCAAATACAAATGATGAGTCGATGTCATCATATTCATATGACTTAATAAGATTTGAACTTGACGGGCTCAATAACACACCGTGTGCATCAACTGGTAAATTTTTTCGTAGCCCTGGGCGAACAAATCGTTTATCAATCTTAAATCTTGGTTGGCGTATAATACCCTTCTCAATATCTTCCCACATTAAGAAGTTATTACTTGTATATGGTGCTTCGCCATACTGCTCTGCCCACCATTTAGGCTTGACTGTAAAGCCTAACATCTCCCAAGGATGTGTATGAGGACGATCTGTGTCAAATGCATACCTAAATGCTTCTCTCCACCATCCTGATAATTTTTCCCCATTCAAAAATCTTGTGTTATGATAGTTAAATGTAAAAGTATTTTCTTTGTCATAGTAAATATGATCTGTATATGTTCTATTAATAAGTTTTGCCCAAGACAAAAACTCACCTATCATTGCAGTATCGACATCTTTCTTTGGGATTCCTGTTTTTCGATAAAGCCCTTCGCGAATTCCGTGTATATCAAATAACTTTGGGTTATAATTTATTTTTAGATTATTATAGATTCGTTTTTCTAATTCTAATATTAACTCATCTCTATAATCTTTGAATGCTGCTACAATGCTACCATCGTGCCCTTGTATTACTGCTTGCCCTTCAGTCCATTCCTCATAACCGTTATGATCCTGTGCTGCTATGTGTTGATCTGACTTTGGCATGAAGAAAGTAGTCTGCATACCGCCAAATCTATGAACTGTAAATTCTCCATTACCACCCAATTCTGTATCTTTTAGCTTTACATCATCAATTGCTGTATAAAGAGGGTAAAACCAGCCAACTTTATCATCGCCAGGATATCCTGGTGCTGCTTTAGCATATACTTTAAATGGTCCAGTAATATCAAAATAAGGCACAACTTGAACAGTATCATCTATGTAAAACTGCGGTTCATATTTTGGATATAATCCTAACTTAGTTGGCGTAGGTGGTACATAACATCCTACAGTATTTTGATATTCATAAATCTCTATAATATCTCTTGATTTCTTTTTAGCAAATACCCTTACAAACCCTTCATCATTGAATTCATAATCTCTTTTATAAATTAGTTGTTTACCATTCAAATATATTTGAACTGCTTTATAACTTGGTATTTCTAAATCGTATATCTCACTAAGTGCAAAATATTCTTGATCTTCATCAAAAATTTCTTCTGTATTAACAATACTACCTGTAATAGGAATCATATCGCTAAAATAAAATGGCATATTATCCGTTTTGTCTCGGACAATCTCTTCCATTATTTTATCAACGTGTTGTTTTATAGGTCCATCATAACCTAAATTTTCAGATGTCTCTAAAAACAATCGCTTAAACTTAGCATACTCTTTACTAGCAAAATGAATTGATTCTAAAACATTAGAATCAGTATCCATCAAATGGTAAGCCGCTATATTGAATGGTGCGGAGTGTTTTAGGAATTTTCTTCCATAATGCGATGTTGGTCCTAAATCTCTTAAATTAGAGTTACCAGGAAAGTTGCCAAGAAATCTATCATCTTCCTCAGCAATTGTTACAACATGATCTATAACTTCGCCTAATGTAAATTCTTTTATATTTTCATTCTTTGGGTTACGCTCTAAACTATATGGAATCTCATAATACCCATTTTCATTTTTAGGCTTATTACTTCTTGTTTTTAGTTGAACAACATCGCCGTCTTTTAGTTGTTTCAAAAATCTAACATAAGGATTTCCATTAACATTAGTAATAGTTGTAAAATCAGTTTCAAATACTTGTAGCTTATTATTCAAATATACTCTTAGCCAAGCATCATTTACAAATGACAAGTCATCATATACATCTATAGGAAAATCTGTCCCTAATCCCGTAGCAATAAATTGTCTTATAACATTTTGATTAGCATCTTTGCTAGCTTTTACCCAACCGTTGTGTATATGATAAGTTTCTCTATCAACATATTTTCTTAGAAATGCTGTTTCTGTTTTTTGTAACGAAAACTGATTATCTCGAGTATGAATAAACTCTTCATTTACTAAATCAAAGGAAAACAGTATATCACCTGAGTTAGATATATTTTGATATGATAAAGGAAACCCTAACTCATTATCATCAGTACCTGTTCCAACTTTATACGAAAATATTTTATTACCTTGAAACTGTGAGTCTTTAAAGTGTATTGGATCTACATAAGATATATCATCATAACTGTATAAAGCAAACAGCGGTGGTTGATTTACATCTTTTTTAGCTTGTCCTTCTTTCCAAGCAATTCCATCATAATAGTAAAACTTTCCTTTCTCTGTTTTACCTTTAGTTATTAATACAGTCTCATTTAACAATGGATCTGTATCAGATTCTTCAAGAAGTGTAATTTGCCTAGAGTTATTGACTACAATAAACTTAACTTTGAATATTTTATTCCTTACTAGCTTATCTGTATCCGCTATAAACAATATCCGCATACCATCGGTTACATCAGTCTCATCAATATTATAACCAACGCTGCCTTCAATTGTCGAAAACGCATCTTTAGTATAAGTATCAACTAAATCTACTGGCTTTTTATTATATGTTCCAAACTTGTGCAAATGTAACCCTGCATCAAACTCAATAATTGGACGCCTAGCTCGCAAGTTTTGATCTACTGTAGGATATAATCCATTAAGTTCTAACGACTTTTCAATAACATCAATATGGAACCATCGGTTATGCTTACTCCAAGCATTACCATCTTTACTTCCTCTATTGATTACAATATAATCTTTTTTACGAGGATATCCCATTGCTTCACTAAAAGGAAAATAATCAAATGGCACATCGTCAAACTCAACTTCAAAATTATCAACAAACAAGCTATTAAGCTCTAAATCATCTCTGTTTATTAGTTCAATTCGTTCGCCTACTCCTTCTACATACCATTCGCCTTCGCCATACTTTGTTGGAAACACATCTCCAGCAAACTCTAACTTCATTCCATTTGATAAATTCCAACCGCCAGTTGTTTTATAATCTTTTTTGCCAATAATTTCTTTCTCTACATCAATCTCAGTAGCTTCTATAATGTCTTGTATTTTTATCATACCAGAAACATTAGCATCGTCTTTAGAAATATAATACAGCACATCTGGTGCAGTTTCGGGCACCTTAAATTCTATAACGCCGTTTTCAACAAACACTATATTTGGATTTTCATTTCCATTTTCGTCATAAAATGTCATTCCGTTTCGATATAGCAACGAAGCGTTTTCTTGTTCTTCTTCTGTAAAGGATCCTTCTCGAGGTGGAATAAGCCAACCGCCAGCATCATATCGCTCTACATCTTGATCGTAATATAAGTAATCATAAACGCCTGGTCGACGCTCGCCTTCAAACGCCTCAATAAGTGTAGCCTTACCTGGAACAAAACTTATTCTAGTTACAAAAGCTATTGGAAAATTTGGTACATCTATTTCAAATCTATATGTTTGCCCTCTATAAAGTGTAAAAGTAGGATTAGTAGTAAAGCCATTAGGTGTAAAAACATAAGCAGAATTTTCATCTTCTTCTTTTATTTTTATATCATAGGTACTTTCAATCTCTTTTGTTTGTCCAACTACTGTAACAAGCTCAGGACCTAATGGCATCCAATAATACTCTCTAAAGTTAATAAACTTATCCCAATCAATTTGCGGACTCCAAGTATAATACTCTTGTTCATTCAACTTACTATGATCAGATATATTTCCTTTTAGAATATCAATGGTGTTAATATAATCATTATAGTCAGAATAGAAATCAACATTACCAACTCCATCTTTAATAACAGTTACTGGTTCAAATTGGTAATTCTCTCTATTTGCTGTTACATCAGCAATATAAGAATCATCACTTTTATATGCTTTGGCATTTTTTCTACCATAATATCCGTTTAACTTTTCCACTTTGCCAGGCGTTAACATCTGGTCCAAAGTAGCATTTAAAAACTTTTTATTAAAGTCTGTTCTAAAAAATCTTGGTAAGTGATTTGAAGATTCTCTTCTATAACTACCATCACCGCCTGGTAGTGACGGTTCGTTTTGCTCGTTATCTAATGCCATTAAAAATTAACCTTTATGAACTTTGAATTCCTACATTAGTGTATAATGTATTTGTAATAACCCTACCGTTAGCCTTAATTCGCTCTGCAGTAATAGCGTCAATAATATCTAAATCATCTACAGTAGCACCACTAATAAAAATCTCATTGACTTCGCAACTAATTTCTTGTAAACTACCATATGTCTGATCTGATTGCACTGGAACTACTAAAAATGTCACAACATCAGGTGCTAGCTGATTTATAACATAAGCACTTAGCTCTGAGAAATAAAATGTTTCACCAAATTCCCAATTCTCTAAACTAAAATATTGATTGATTCTATTAATAATGCGAGACTTAATATCGTTATCGTTTAGCACTAAGTCTGGATTTTTAACAATTTTAAATCTTGCTTGTAATCTTACATCTGCTTTTGATCCAAATAATACTCTATATTTTGCTGGATGATAAACTATTTCATCTGTTAATGATTTCATATTTGCTAATTCTTGTCCATAGCTAATATAAAGCTGATCAGATGACTGAGGAAGCGGTTGTCTATCTACTTCTCCAATAAGCCACTGTCTAAAATACAAATCATATGTTCTAGTTAATACATAAGTATCAATAATATTGCTAGCACTTGGGTCTATTCTCATAGAATCATCTGCTGCATGCACATAATGAAACTTTAGCTTATCTCTGCCTCTAAATGCTCTATAATCTGGCGTTACAATTAACTTTCGTAATTTAGAATTATACTTTTCAAATCTATCTTCATCAACAAAATAAATCAATTGTCCTTCAGTTAAGGTACTTGTTATAATTCGTTCTTGTTTGTTTTGATATACAATAACGCCTAACTCTTTTTGAGGTATATACTCAAATGTCTCAACACCGTTTATAGATACACTTCTTTCTTGAAATATCCAAGTGTCTAACGGAAATTCTGTTTCAGGCACCAAATCATTAAAAATGTTTGGATTATCTACAACTCCATCATCGTCAGAATCAAAAAACGATAGTTCTATTTTTTTACTATTAATATATCCTGTAGCATCTCTATATTCTTCAGAAATTGCCCAGTGAAAATCTACTGTAAAATTTTCAGTGCTTTTAAATTTGTTATTATTACTCAAAACAGTTATTTTATCTCTAACTATTTTTCCAGTTTGGCTGTTATATACTTTATCGCTACTATCAAAGTAAAACTTTATCTCTTTATGACTCTCAAAAAGGTATCTTGCTTGGCGATATTCCATTGTATAAAGCTCTCTATTAGTTGTAAACTTTATCAACCAGCTAGCATCTAACTTTTGGCGTGAAGTATCGCCTTCTTTTCCAAGACTAAATGGATTTACTACATCCATATCATCTTCTAACACCAATGCCCATCGTTGATTAAGGTTATCATATCGCAAAGCAAATGCTTTATAAGCAAATAACTGATCGATGATTTGTATTTTCAAATCATCATTGATAATTTTTGATACATATGGACGAATCTCAGACACCAACGCACCTGAAGGAATAAAATCATTTATAACAACAGGACCTGAGCCATCATCAAAAAGATCGGTGCCTTCTTCATGCACATAAATTGCTTTTACCCATTTATAATCTGTATCACCAATATGATGTGAATGTCCTGCTTTTAAATGTCCATCTTCACCAAAATGATAACCATGCGGTGCTTTAAACTTTATATTTGCATCTGCTTTTATAAGTCTCAAAATTCCTGTTGTAAAGTCTCCTAATAACTGCTTGATTTGGTTTTGGTTTTGAAAATAACCTGTATACATATTTGTATCACTTGTTACATTTTGCCATTCAACCCCTAAATCAGTATATGGAACTTGTATAGTATTATCAAAGTAAAAATCTTTTGTTTTTTGGCTTGATAAAATTGGATTTATAACATTTAGTATAACACCTTCTACATCAGTTTTAGTTTCAAAAGAGAATTGTTGTTTAGAAGTATAATATTCTCTATATAATATTCCATCACTTCCAAACAAATTAGTCTTACTATATTTTCCTGTAGCATCAATTAAATCAAAATACCTGGATAAACCTGAGCTAATTCTATTAATACTTTTAGACTTTACAATCTCTTGGCTAATACTTAGCGGTCCAATTTGATAATCTTCTGCTGTAATAAGTCTATTTTGTGTATAATATGTCATCGGAGCTCTTTGCTTAATATTTGCACTTGTCTCTGATGTAGTTGCATTATCAACTGTATATTGAAGCTCTAATATAAGGCTCAATGTTTCTAGTTTTCCTGACTTACTGACATAATCTATAGTAATAGGTATTGATAGCATATCTCTAGGAGTAATAATCATATTCATATTTCTACTTGTACGATAATATACTCTAAAGTTACCCTTTGGAAGGTTACCAAACACACCATCACTAAACATCAAATCTACTTTATCATTAACTTTTGTAATGATTCCGTATATGTCTCTAATATTTTTAGACAAACTATTATAGATAATGTTATTACCTTCAATAGCATCTACTTTAGTCCATATGGATTTTGGTCTACCGTTAGTGTCTAATGAGTATAGCCATATATCACTATTATTAATATCCGTACTATCAATAGCTACTACTTGGTTAGCACTAGGGTTATCTATTTGAAAAGTTCCGTCTAATATAGTTCCTTGCTTGAACATACAGAAAAATCCTGTATTTGAGCTAGCAGGACCCATACCATCTACACGATAAATGAATGAAAACTTGTTTCCTGGTAAAGGATTCTCTTCTATAATCTTTATATTGTTAAAATCAGTTGGTACAACCTCAAATCTAACTGACTGTCCGTCAATATTTTTAGCAAAGTCAAATATTGGTAGCCCCGAAGTAATAGAATTGAATCTATATTTCTCTGTTAGCACTCCGTCAATTCTTTCTCTCTTGATAGATTTACCAATAACCTCGTCAGCACCAATAGCACGATTAAGCACTTTAATAAATTGCTCTCGCCAGTTTGGGTTGCTAGGATCGTTCCATACAATATTTTGATTCTGTAGATTTATATTATTTGAATCTACAAATGATTCTGTTGTATTAACTGAGATAATTTTTAGCAAACCGCTTGCTGCTATGTTGCGTTTTGGGTTGTAACTAAGCAATCTTGCTAACCTCAACACAGAATCACGCCTGTCTGCAAGCTCTAAGAAGTTCTCACGAGCATTTAAGTCAATTCTAAATGCTAAATTTTGCCCTAAGTAAGCAATCAAATCTACTAAAGCAAGATATTCTGAGCTTTCAATATAATCATTGAAGTCTTCTGGGTAGTTTTCGCGGAGGTAGTTAATCATAATCCGTCGCAAACTATCAAAATCATAATGTTGAAAGTCTGCATTGCGGTATGATTGATATATTCGTTTCCAGTCTTCTGCTAACAGCAAACGATTTTGTCTATCGGTTGATGACATCTACTTTTCCTTTTAGTGTATTTATTTGATTATAATATGCTACTATTATATTAAGCCATAGCTAAAGTTGAATTTTTATCAAAATTTAACTGCATAGTTTCGCTAATATTATAAGGCAAATATGTTAGCTCACAATATATTGTGATACCATTTTCATATTCATCTATTAAAATATTTTCAGCTATAACTCGAGGCTCACTATCAATAATATGATTTACATTACTGATAATTCTTGTTCTTGTGTCTTCTGTAAGAGGATCAAATAATAAATCCCATAAGATACAACCAAATGATGGATCAGATAACTTTTCACCTTGGCGTATATGAAAATGATTCAACAAATCTTGCTTTATAATAGCTAAATCAAATAAAACAGGACTGGTACTATCAACATCTACAGTGCTGACGCCTTTATATACTTTAGTTCCTGGTTGAAACTCACGTCTAGTTGTATTATTCTTTACTACAATCTCTTTGTATAATCGTTTTTCTTTAAATTCTCTATTTGCCATATCAATAAGTAGCTGATGAAGCTCCTCCTTTTCTAAATGTATCCGGTGTCAGCTTATATGGTATTTCTTCTTGCTCATATTGCTTGCTAAACTCACAAGAATCTGCTATACTCTTAGTTGAATCGGTTTTATCTGGTTTGAACTTGAGTGGTTCAAGGTTTTCGTGACTCTGCCATGGTTCGTGTAACGGAATCCGTATAGGAATGAACGGAAAGTGTGTGCATTCTGGCAATATTGCGGGTTCTGCTGGGGTTGCGTCTTCTGCTATCGTGCCTATTGACGCACTTGCTGCCCCAACGCCAAACTGCTGTATATTACTCATATAATTTGTTGAAGCAAATATATGATTTTGTGCTGACGACATTCTATTTTGACTGTTTGCTTTCAAATGATTCACAGAAGTTGCTGTTAAATAATTTTGCTGAGAATACATTGTAGCAGATACCGATGCGTATATCCTCATATGCTGATTTGTTTTCAAATGCATATTTTGTTTAGAATGCTGATGGAATGTCTTATCTGATAACTGATGGAACACCCCTTTTGTCTTATGGTAAGTATCTTCATCAGATAATTGGTGTATATTGCGTTTGGCATATAGATAAAAGTCTCTATCTAGTGTAACATGCCCATCTTGCGACACTTCTAATTTGAAATCGCCCTTCTTTGGGTGTGTTCCTACTTTCCAATACACATCTCTGGTTACATCTATGTATAAATTGTCCCCAGGTTGTGCTGTATCTGATAAATCTTCAAATGTACGGTGCTTTCTGTCCCCGTATGTTGGACTTTTTGGATCTTCATCTTCTAATGCTAGCTTATCACGCTCTCCTGGTGCTTTTTTTGTTTCCGCTGTGCCCACTCTCCAGTGTGATGCGTTGCCAGACTCCATTCTAAGTTGCTCGTGTGCTTTGATATTGATATTTCCAGAGGCTTCTATGTTGATATCCCGCTTGGCACGCAGGTTGAAGTCCATTTCTGTATGTACGCTAACACTATCGTAAGAATAGACGTCTATCTTGCCATTATTTGTTAGTTCTATCCAAGCCGTGCCCCTAGCATTTATAATATAGATGAAATCCTCGGTGTTATGCATCAATATTTGATGTCCAGTGCGTGTTCTTAGCCTAACTAGCTCATTATGTGGCTTTGTAGGCTCGCCTTTTTCCTTTTTTTCTATCAACTTGTAGTCAGGTGGCTCTCGATGTGGTAATTTCTCACGCTGAATCATTGAATCACCATCATCCATCACAAAACTTGTTCCTCCAAGCCTATTGAATGGTAATTCAGACAATCCTTCTGCTGAAGAGTATGGCGCTTTTGGTTTTCCAGGGCGTCTATCTACTGGTCCTGGCGTGCTCCAACCAAATACCATACTAGGTACTTCTCGTCTAGCAGAGCTACTAACTAATCCTCTTGTTTGATCTACTTTTCCTTCTAAATGCTTTACTAACCCTTGCCTTTCGAGAATAGCTATTTGTTCTAAGTCTGCTTCTTTGATATATTGTGTTGGGTCGTTGCCTGTACCACGCTCTAAATCTTTATTATACTCTGCTACTGGTACTTGTTTCCCATTATATGCTCCGCCTCGACTGTAATCTGTTGCTGCATTACCTGGCATCATAAAATTCATAAACTTATCAGAGACACACCCTATCCAAAACCCAAAGCCATAGTTGTTTTCAGCCATTATAACAAGAACTTTGACTCCTACATCTGGTGGAACAGCCCAAAACCCATAACTTTTTTGTGTAAAGTCAAATCCAGGTTGTTCTTTCACTCCTTCTCTAGGTGTCTGCCCCATAAATGGACTAACATATGTACAAGGAATAAAATAACCACTATTCTCATATTCTGCACCAGTATCTGAGATATGAAGTATCTCAACTTCTATTGCACCCATGTATTCTGGATCTAAATGATTTGTGATTCTACCTATATAAGGGCCAACCCCTTGCATCCAATCAGGTTTTTTACCTCTTTTTTGCCTATTCTGCGTTGCCATATCTTAATACAATCCTAAATAGTCTTCTGCGTAATAAATTTCTTGAAATCCGTTTGTTTTTATAGCTTTTTCTTCTGGTGGTGCCGGTGGTGCTGACTCATTATCAATGCCAGCCTGCATTGGACGACGCACTAATTGAAGTGTTTGTGTAAATTCGCCATTTGAAAAGTTATTTGTTACTGTTGTTACATGATAAACACCGCTATAGGCTGTAACCTCATAGCCATTATCAAATGACATATAGCCTTGCTTATCGCCTTCTCCAGCACCAGCATATCCATAATCAATAGGAGATTTGAACGTAACCATTACATCAACTTCACCATTATGTATATACATCGTGCCATCACTTGATAGATTTATGTATTCTGTAGGTGATGATTTATAATTTCCAGTTCCAGAGTCCATTAAAAAGTATGGATCACCTTGTATTTCCATTTCTAGCATAATAAGATCGGTTGCACTGCTCAAAAAGATATCATTCATATTGCGAGCAGCCACTGATTTTTCATTCTCGTGGTGTCCTCCTCCTTGATTACCCGTGGTATTTTTGTGAATTGTTTGCGTAGAGCGCTGTCCAACATTAGATGTCACGCCTTTACCTTTAGTTTGAACAATATTTGTAGGCTTTGATTGTTTTCCTCTTGAATCGCTCATCTTTGTTCTCGATCCATGCTTTCCAAGATGCGTATTATTCAAAGCTACATAAAATGCACTATCAATGTTAATACTAAAATTTCTTATAGAATCATTTTTTCCTGTATACATATAGTTGTATTCTTTTACACATTGATTCTTTAAAGTTGTCAAATCAACAATATTTGACACTGGAGTAAACCTACTACTATGTGTTTTGAATGGTAAAACCTTATATATGTAAATATAAGCACTTCTGCCCTCAGCTTCTTCTTTTCCTTTTCCAGAAATAGCAAATAAGTTTGTCTCAATTCTAAACCAATCAATCATACCATTAGAATCTGGTGTCTGTTCCATCAACATTCTACCATAATCACTCATTATGATCAATTCTTCAATCATATCTTCAATAGTTGTTCCTGATTTAAATGTAAATTCTCCTACATTATCTTGTATCTTTATATATTTTCTATCAAAAATACCATCTCTATTCAAATTAAGCTCTGCTAATATCGGTGCCATAAAAGGATGTTTAACTTGATCTTGTGGATTTTCAACTATTTTTGCTTCACCTATTTTATTAGTATTAGCTTTTGAGTCAGCATATTTCCTTGCCGCTTCTCCATCATTACTTCTTTTTATTGATATTGCTACATCTTTTTTGAGCATATCTTTGAACGTCTTTTCTTTTATATTTGTATCTTGAAAAGAAGCCCACAATCTATCTTCTTCTTCGCCACTTGGTGATCTTGCATCTACAGTAGCCACCCCACCAGCTGATGATTGTTGAAAATAATTTGTTGTAGCAGCACTCTGTGTCGCACCTGCTGATGATTTAATTTGACTTACCACATCTTCTTCGTGCGATTTTGGAAAAACAATAATATATTCATCTGCTACATACTCTGGATTGACTTTTCTTTTACCTTGTTCTACACCATTAAAGGCATTTGCTATTGAATATAACCCTGATTGACAACATTCTTTTACAGTTCTGCCAGATATTTTAGCATTTGTGGGCAAAGACTCAACACTATTCAATGTTGCCTGTTCATTCCAAGGATATGCCGACACTTTGTATTTAGATCCGCTTTCATCTACTGTAAAAGTAACATTTGATAGCTTAATAGGTATAGTTCTTCTCAATGATTTTTTGGTAGCAGCATCCATTGGGGATTTTCCGTCATCGTCCCAGCCAACAAAATCAATCATAAGCAAAAATGGTGCTGTTAAGTGGTTTTTATGACCTGCATTTTTTGATGCCTTCATTATTGCTTGAATAAATGTTCCTAAACCATAGGGTTCTACTACATCAAACTCAATATTAGTGGCATTTGTATGCCTAGTTGCCTCAGTTGCTGAGATTATTGACTCAACTGACAGATTATCTATAAAATATTCTAATTTTCCATCCCAGGCATTGCTTCCAACTATTCCAGGAGTGTTCTCAATACCTCCTCCTGATCTTAATATAATATTTTTAGGCACTATTTTTCGATATGTTCCACTAGGATCGTTAACTTCGTCTGTTGTTAATACTGCTAAAGTTATAATATAGTTAAAACTAGCAAATATATCTAAAGGATTTGGTATAGGCAGCGATTTATTTTGATTATAATCTACTGCTTTTGGTGTTGCACTAACTGGTGTTACTGGTTTTACAGGTGAAGACGAAATATCTTTTGGAACTGCCGGATTAAATGTTGTAGACGTTGGTAATTCGGGAACCTTTGGAATTATTTTACTTACATTTGGTGCTAGCTCTTCTACAGAAGGAATTTTTGGGACAACATCTTTAGCTAACTCTTCTGCAGATAATCCAGTACTCTGTACCTCTCCATATTCGGTTGAATAACCTATAATCTCATCATCTTTTTTAGAAAAGTAATTTTTGGTGGCTTTTACTCCATCCATTAACCAGTCAAGAGCCATATATTATAATCCTAATGCTTTTTTAAGTTCATTTGCTTGCGGAATTCGTATTTCTACCCCTGCTTCAATATCATATACAGGATCTCGAATAAGATCCATATTTCTTTGTGCAAATACCCACCACAAACGGTGATCGCTGTATAAATCATAAGCTAATAAGTCAGGCCTATGCGTATATTTTTCTTCTATTACATATAATGGGTCACTATCCATTGCCGGAATAGGACGAACAGTCAAAATATCTAAATATGTGTCTTTAATTGTCCTAGTATTATACCAAGGATTGCTTATTGGGCCTGACATTACAAGAATTCTCCAGTATTAACATAATCACCGCGTATAAAGCTATCCAACGAGAAGGTTTTAATCTTTTGACGACTGTTTATTATGTCTAATGTTAGGTTTATATTACTTTTAACTGGTACATAAGTGCCTTGTGCATCGCCTGCAAAGTCTTTTATAAACATATAATCAACTTCTGTTGGTAAAGGTATAGTTACATTACTAACAACTACTGATAAACCATTCCATATATGGGCTCCGTATCCAAATAGCTTCAATATTGGGGGAGGAGCGCCATCTGGCACTACAGCATTAGACCCATATGCCATTTTCCCAGCTGACAATAAGAAATGTTTTGCTGCTAACCAGTATTTTCCTTCATCAACTGTTTCAACAGTGAACTCAGCATCCAATGTAATCTTTGATGGAGCACTATTTTGGTATGCTTTGAATGTATAGTTACTATGAGTAGGATGAAAATCTGAATAAGCTGATTCATACGCAATAGCTGTCATTGGTGCATAAGGAAATACCAACGCACCATCTGTTTCAATTAATGGTTTGAATATCTCTCCGCCTAATCTTTTGAATTCATCGGGTAACATTATCTTTACACGCCAGTCTGGCACTCCTTGTGACGCAAACTGTGCTCCTGCTCCAGTACTCCCAGCAGGGCTGTTATTTCCCTTGCCTCCAAAGATACCTCCAAGCCCAATTGACTCTGCTGCGCCTGAAAGAGCGCCACCTATTGCTGTTTTACCCTTAGATACCATTCCTCCTAGGGAAAATCCCCCGTCAGAATCTGCTGAACCTTGGAGTGCTCCTTCAGCTCCACTGATTCCACCCATAATAGTGCTTTTTGCATCGCCAAATGCTGCCCCTAGATTGATTTGCGGGACTTCAGGCATGCTGCTAAAGGGTCCTGCCATTATTTTCTCCTTATATACATTATTTAGTTGACTTTTTCTTGGGGATATGCTATCATTATAAATATATATGGAGCATTTTATGAAAAAAACCAACTATTTGAATAACAAAGATATATTAGCAGAGATCCACAAGTCAAAAACCACATACTGTAGCTTTACATTGCCTGAGTATCATCAATATGATGCTATTATCCCACTAGAAGGGGATATATCAGAGGAAATTGTAGCTGAAGGTATGAAGGCAAGAGCCAAAAGGCTTGGAATCCCTGAGGATACTATCGAAAAGACTGACTTAGTGTTCAGACTTATGACATATGATCACATTCCTAATGAGCCAGGGCGTAAAAAGAACCCTAAAACCATTGCGGATCATAAAGTAAAGCTGAACTTCCCACCATTCCAACATTGGAAGTATGATGAGGATGGTAATTTTGTATGTGTAGGCAAGTCTCACTGGGATGGTGACTTGGATACTGGCACATTTAGCTTGATTCACGGTTTTACAACTGACAAACTAGCTATTATGTGGATGAAATTGTGTGATAGGTATGGTACCAAGGGCAATGTCCGTGGATATACATACAATGATGAGATGAAAGGGCAGGCTATCCTGCAATTAGCCCAGATTGGACTACAATTTGACGAGTCTAAGTCATCTAACCCGTTCGCATACTACACGGCAGCAGTTACTAACTCGTTTGTACGCATTATCAACATTGAAAAGAAGAATCAATCCATCAGAGACGACATTCTTGAGATGAATAATATGAATCCTAGCTATACCCGACAGGCTGAAGGGGAGTGGGCTATGGGTTTGAAGCGAGAACAGGAGTTCCAAGAGCAATCATCAACCTCATACTGAGTATATATGTTTAAAAAAGCCGCAGTCTTCACCGACATTCACTTCGGACTGAAGTCTAACTCGCGAACTCACAACCAAGATTGCGAAGATTTCGTAGATTGGTTTATAGAACAAGCTCAAAAACACGAATGTGACGCTGGAATCTTCTGTGGAGACTGGCATCACAATAGAAATAGCCTAAACCTTACTACAATGGGCGCTACATTGCGCTCATTAGAGAAATTAGGCGCTGCTTTTGAGAATTTCTACATATTTACGGGCAATCATGACTTATATTACAAGGATAAGCGTGATATTGCATCAACTGAGTTCGCTAGACACATAGAAGGCGTCACTCTCATCAACGAATACACTGAATACGACGGTATTGCTATGGTTCCATGGCTTGTACAGGACGAATGGCGCAAAATACCCGAGTCAGATGCTAGTTTGATGTTCGGACACTTTGAATTACCATCATTTTATATGAATGCCATGGTGAAAATGCCCGAGCATGGGGATTTGAGAAGCGAACACTTCAAGAATCAGGACTATGTGTTCTCTGGACACTTCCATAAGCGCCAGAAGCAGGGTAAGATCCATTATATAGGTAATGCCTTCCCACATAACTATGCGGATGCGGGTGATGAAGCCCGTGGTATGGTTATTATTGATAGGGATAAGGGCGGTAAGCCCAAGTATATCAACTGGAAGGACTGTCCAAGGTATCGTAACACTACATTATCCAAGCTATTAGACCCTGAGAGCAATGTAGCAGGGCCTAAAACCTACTGTAGGGTTACTATTGACTTGCCTATATCGTTTGAAGAGGCGCAATTCATCAAAGAAACCTATATATCCCAGTTTGGATGTAGGGAGATTGTGCTTATACCGCAAAAACAGATAGAAGAAATTACTACAGAGCTGGATATTAGTGCTTTTGAGTCCGTTGACGAGATAGTAGCTAAGGAAATTGAAGCTATAGACAGTGATAACTTCGATAAGGCTCTATTACTAAACATCTATCGAGATTTATAATATGTCTATTACTATAAAAGACATGACAGTGAAGAACTTTATGTCTGTGGGCAATGTATCCCAAGGTGCGAAGTTCAATGAACAAAAACTAACCCTTGTACTAGGTGAAAACTTGGATCAAGGAGGTGATGATACTGGTTCTCGCAACGGAACTGGTAAAACAACCATCATTAATGCCCTTAGTTACGCATTATACGGGCAAGCACTTACTAATATCAAGCGAAACAACTTGATAAACAAGACAAATGGTAAGAATATGCTTGTTACACTGCGATTCGTCAAAGATAACACTGAATATCGTATTGAAAGGGGCAGAGCACCCAACATATTGCGCTTCTATATCAATGATCAGGAGCAGGAACTACTAGATGAGTCCCAAGGGGATAGTAGAAAGACTCAAGAGACCATAAATGAGCTGTTAGGTATGAGTCATGACATGTTCAAACACGTTGTAGCACTCAATACCTATACAGAACCGTTCCTAAACCTTAGGCAGATGGATCAGAGAGCTATTATTGAGCAATTATTAGGTATAACACTGCTATCAGAGAAGGCTGTGGCTCTCAAAGAGCAGGTTAGATACACCAAAGACGCTATAACAGAGGAAGAAGCTACTATAAAGGCTAAACAAACAGCAAATGAAGCTATTGAAGCCAGCATACATAGCCTAACTATAAAGCAATCTGCTTGGAATACATCTAAAAAGGAGCGTATCAAGACTCTAAAGAAGAATATAAAGGAATTAGAGCAGGTTGATATTGATTTAGAAATTGGAAAGCACGAAAAGCTACAGCAATGGACGGAAAAGAGCTCTCAGATTGATAATTTACGCAAAGAACTTGCTACATTGGAGGCAGCAGAGTCTAGAGCCCGCACAGCATCACATAAAGCATTGGATGAGTACAATAAAACAGAGTCTGCCCAATGTTATGCTTGCGGACAGCCCTTACACAAGGCTCAACACACTGAATTACTGAAGAAGAAGCTAAAAGAGCTAAAAGATGCTGACAAATACCTCAAGGAAGTAGGACAGAAGGCTTACGACACACGGATGGAACTAGATGAGATAGGTGATATCAATGGTAGGCCCGAGACATTTTATGAGGATATTAAGGAAGCATATGAGCATATGAACAATCTCAGCCAACTACAGCAAGCAGTAAAGCGTGAGCAGGGTGAAACTGATCCATATACGGAACAGATTGACGAATTGCGGGCTACTGCCATCCAAGAAATTAGTTGGGACAACATCAATCAGCTAA